GCTACGCTCGTGTGGTGAATTTAGCACTTTGTCTTGGCGTCGTCACGCCTTTTCCCATACATACGGAACAGCCGCGCGCCGTCTTCCTCGACCGGCCCATCGAAACCGAGCAGCCGAAACCAGCGCGCGGCGTCGGGGTGGGGCGACAGGGTGTATACGTCGAATCGGCAGCCAGGGCGCCGATCGAACACGGATCGCGCGTATTTACGCCCTTCCCGCACCAGCGCAGCGCCGAGCGTGAAGAACTTGGCGGACGCCAGCAGCAGGGTCGTGCGAACCATCGGATCCTGTCCGTGCGGGAATGTCCCGACTATGACGACCGGCTCGCCGTCAATGAACCCGGTCTCGACCTCGGCGCCCTCTGAATCCAGAAGCGCGCTGCATTCCTTCAAGAAGAGCCAATCCGTGTAGCCTGCGGCCTCGATCTCGTGCCGACTTATGTCACTCAACGTATTCATGATTGCGTATATGTGCGCGACGGTGGTTGGGCGAAGCTTGAACATCACTTCGCCCCCTCCTTGCGGCGAAAACGAGTTCGGAGATATCTGAAGCCCGAAGCGACGCCGGCAAATATGTCTTCCAGCAGCAGCCCGAACGCCAACGGCCACAGGAGCGGGAACAGCAGGCAGAAGAAGTACGCTTTCTCCCTCTCGCTCATCGGCTCTCTGCGATGCGTCACTTCGCCTCCTCGCCCTTGTGGTGGATGGCCATGCTGGAGAAACTGGCGTTGCCGGCCGCGCTGCACGTCATCTTGAGCGCAACCATGGGTGTCCTGGCCGGCAGGTGGATGCTCGCCCGGTGGTAGGTCGTCTCGTTGAGCACGCCGATGTCGACAATCTTGGTCTCGTCGTCCGGGTCGACCAGAATCTCGATCGACCAGTCGTTGGTGAGCGCGGCGTCGAAGCTGTAGCCACCTTTGAACGTGGCCGGCATGTCGGCCGCCATGAACGGCAGTTCGACCAGGATGGTCTGCTCGTCTTCGTCCGGGTAGGTCGCGTTGTCGGCGCCGCCGTAGAGATAGATCACGTCGGCGCCGCGGGCATAGACGCGGCCGCGCACCTTGGCGAAGTCGGACACCGAGAAGCCCGGGTCGTAATAGGACCAGGCGGTGATCTTGCTGCCGGGGAAGTAGGACAGTGACAGGATGAGATCGCCAAGCGCCAGCATGTAGCGGCCCTCGGTCGGCTCGAGCACGCCGACGGCGCGGGCGACGGTATCCTCTATCAGCGTGTCGATCTCGGCGCGCACGAACGGATCGACCGCGCTGCCGACGTCGGCGACGAAGGCCGAGCCGGAAGCGTCCCGGGCCCGCAAGCTGCGCACGCCGGTGGTGTCGAGGTAGAAGACATCGTTGTTGCCGTAGGGCACCACGCTGCGCGGCGCGATCGTACCGGTGTTCTCCAGCGGCTGGATCACGTTGATCTCGGTGGCGTCGGCCGCGAGCTCGTAGATGCGCGTCGTCTGACGGCTGAAAATAGCCGCTTTGCCCTCGTAGCTGGCCGCGCCGGTCAGCCGCTCGGTGCCCTCCGAATCGTTGGCCATGTTGATGAAGCCGGCGCCGCTCGACGCGCCGGGATCGGACCAGTCGGACGCATCGTTCAGCTTGCAGTAGAACAGCAGGCTGTTGGCGGTCGACCACACCCGCTTCTTGTAGACGAACAGGCTGGTGCCCATGCCGGCGCCGCGCCCGGTCGCCTTGTAGTCGGTGCCGTCGATCGTGACGGTGAACACGTCTTGCGGGTCGAACGTGCCGCTCAGGAGCGCGGTGGTGACCTGCGCCACGGCGGCCACCGCAGTCACGCCGCTGGCCATGTTGGTATCGGTCTTGGTGACGTCGCCGGCGACCGTGGACGCGACAACGAAGCCGTTGGGCGTCGCACCCGTGCCGACCGCCGCCCGGATCGTCACTATGGCCGATGCGGCGGACGCGGTGTACTCATGCGTCGATGTGCCGTTGTTGATCTCGGCGGCGAGCGCGGTGGCGGTGGCGCCGTTCGACGAAATCCAGTCTATACTGGTGCCGAGAAGCTCGACGGAATTGACCGTGACCGAAGTGATGTTGTTGACGCCGGCGTCAAACGTACCTCCGGTGATCTCAACCGATCCGGTCGCGCGCACCTCGGCCACCGCCGCGACGTTCGCCTGCTCCTCGGTGAGCGTGATGTCCTGGTCGTTGGTGTTGCCGCCGGCCATGTCCACCGCGTTGCCGAGAGTAACGTCGCCGCCGACCGTGCCGCCGACCGCACCGTTCGACGCGGCGCCCGTCGCCGCCGCGGTGATCGTGATCGTGGCGCCGCTGGCGGTCGCGGTGTAGTTGGGGCTCGACGTGTTGGACGTGATCTGCGCGGCGACAGCGGTCGCGGTGGCCGCGTGACTGGTCGCCCAGTCGACGGCCGCACCGAGGATATCGGTGCCGCCGACCGTGATCGTGCTGACCTCGTTGGTGCCGGGGTCGCTGGTGCCGGCCGTGATGTCGATCGAGCCGACCGCGTTGACGGCGGTGTCGGTGGTTGCTTTGGCGGGCGTGAACGCCGTGCCGGCCACCTTGGCGGTGATCGTGATCGTTTCGCCGAAGCTCGACGCCATCACGTCGTCGGACTGGTCGATCTTGGCCGCCAGGTACTCGGCAAGCGTCGTCAGGTCCGAGTTGAGGTCCGCCAGGGCGTCCCAGTCGGACACCCGGGTGCCGTCGTAGAAGTGGGCGATGTTGCCATCGGCGTACTCGGCGATGACGTAGAGCTTGCCGTCGAATCCCTTGGCGTCGAGCACCCGCGACATGGCCGCTCCGGACGGGTGCTGCAGCCGCTGATACTGAATGCCGAGCGGCATGCTGGCCGCCAGGTCGGTGTTGCCGAACACGAAAAGCTGGTTCTTGACCGCCGCCATGCCGTAGGTCAGCGCCGGCAGGGTGTAGGTGCTGACGAACTTCTTGGCGCGCTCGATGTCGCCGCCGCGGCTGATGTGCGCATTGCGCAGCGTCCACAGCGTACCGGGCACGCCGACCACGCGCTTGCGCCGCCGGTCGAGACCGTACTTGAAATCGGCTACGTGGAGATAGGGCACCTAACTCACCCGGATGACGGCGTGACTCGGGTGCCGGGGCGGCCTGCCGAGACCGAGGCGCACGGTGCGCCCCTGCCCGCTCGTGCGCCCCTTGAGTGTGGAGTAGAGCCGTTGCGCCTGCTGCAGCTTGGCCTGCGCGTCCTTGGATTCCTGAGCGAGCGCCAGTTCGGACGCCGAAAACAGCACGATCAGGTTGTCGTCCAGCCGGCAGATGTCGGCGTCGGCCACCAGCCGGTCATGCTGTTCGAAGCCCTGGATCTGAAATTCCTGGCTGCTGGTCGACGGCATCGGCCAGAATTCGAGCTGGGTGGCGGATCCGGTGTAGCGGACATCCCAGCGCAGCACCGGCTCGGCGCGCTCGTCGCTCTCCGGGTCGTAGATGCCGTAGTGCTCGATATCGATGCCGCGCTCGAGGTCGACGGCCAGCCCGTCGCGCCACGCGACCATGCGCTCGATGCGCTCGATGTCGCAGCCGGACGGCATGTTGTAGTAGCGCTGGCCGGCGCTCAGGGTGGTGCGGGTGAACACCCGGCGCAGGTGCGGCCAGTCGAAGTCGTAGTACAGCGTCTCGTAGACGCGATTGATCGTCTGTTCCAGCGAGTCAATGTCGTCGACACCGACCGCCGCCGAGACGTCGCGCCGAAGGTCCGCGCGGAGCCGCGTCTTCAGGTTGAGGAACGTGACCCCGCGCGCCATCGGCTAGTCCAGTACGGTTTCGAGCGTCTTGCTCTCGGCCGCGACCGCCGCCTGGTCGGCCGCGATCTGCTCCTTGGTACGCCGGACGCGCTTGGGCGCCGCCGCGGCCACGGGCTCGGCCGGCGTGTCGTCCGGACCGAATCCGGCGAGATGCACCGGCATGCGGTTCGGCATGTCGGGGGCGCCGTAGACGGCCTCGACCTTCTTCTCGCCGTAGATTGCCGCCAGCCGTGCACGCTCGATCGTCTCGGTGACGTGGCGATCGTCGGTGAGCACCAGGTCCATCACCGCGTCGGCGCCGTGCTCGCGACGGAGCAGAACGACTTCGGCGGCCGACAGGCCGGTCTTGCGGACCTCGTGGAGCACGCTGCCCCCGAGGCGGATTTTCGCTGAGTAGTACTGCACGGTTTAACGTCCTTCTTGCAGTTGAGGGAAGTGGTGAGGCGGGCCGACGAAGCCCGCCTCTCCTTCTTGCGAGCGGCTATCAGCCGCCGTACTGCGCCACGCCCTTGTCGGCGGGGTTGGTCAGTGCGACCAGCAGCATGTAGCCGTCGTCGCCGTCGCAGGCGTCGAGCGGGTCGTAGGTGCCGCGAACGTCACCGGTGGTGGCGGTCGCCTCGGCATCATCGGCCGCGACAAACGTGCCGACGGTCGTGATCTCGATGTACCCAGTCAGGGCGCCGGCAGTGTCGAAGTTCGAGGCCGGCAGGATTTCGAGCTCGTCACCCACCGCCACAACGGTCGACGCATGACCGAGCGTCGGGGTGTCGGAGTCGAGATCGCCGGCGCCGCCGCCGTCCGCAACCGTGACCGACAGACCGTCGACCGCGGTGTTGTTCACCTTCATGGTGACCGCGCCACCGGTCGTGACCGCCTTCCATGCGATCGTGACCAGCTTGGAGATCACCCCGGCAACCGGGGACGGCACGCTGATCGGCGTGGCCGCCAGCAGGTCGGTCTGGTCGATCTGGAACGGTATCCGGGCGATGCCCGGACGCAGATCGGTCAGGACACCGTCCTTGTACTCGGCGAGCACGTTACCGACCTCGCCGACACGGACCGGCAGGCCTAGAACGTCGCCGGTGCCGACCGTCAGCGAGGTGATGTTCGCCGACGTCGAAATGCCGGTGAGCTCTACCATTGCCTTCTTGCCGGCGAGCGAGGTGCCGGACCCGGAGCTCTCGACCACCGTCTCGCCGTACACGTCAAGACCGGTAACCGTCACGACGGCGGTGCCGGTCCAGCTCGCGACCACGTTCCGGGGAACGTCAGCCTTGCCAACCAGGGCCGCCGCGGCGATAGCCCCGGCAGCATTGGTATCGACCGAGAACACGCCGGCCGCCGTCAGATCCTGCGACTCGCAGTAGCCGTTGGGGTCGGCAACGTCGGGCGAGCCGAGATTGATCAGCGCGACCTGGGCCGGGATCTGGCGAACCCGATCCCGATTCTCGACCGTGTTGTCGATCCGCTTGTCCTCGGCACCGGGCCGGTCGATTTGCAGACGGCACGCCGACTGCGCCGGCCAAGACACGCCCGACTTGTTGGTCAGGGTGATGTCGGAAGCGTTGGCGTTGAACGTCAGCGTGAAGTCCGCCGGGGCGTTGTACTGGTTGCCCGCGACGAACAGGACGTGCTTGCCGGGGGTCCAGTCGTAGTCGCCCTGGCTCCGGCCTTCGGGGTAGCCGACGGTGACGGTGCCGTTGTTGGCTACCGCGCTCGCCAGCGAGAAAGTGGTATTGTCGAACATCTGAGTTCTTCCTTTCCTGAGTTCTTCGGCCGCTTACGCGATCGAATACACTCCGTTGGCGTTGCGCTGCTTGCAGATCAGCCCACCGACGTAGGTCATCGCCCGGTAGAACACGTATTTGTTCTCAGGACGCGCCGGCGAGTGCTTCTTCATGTTCTCGCCCTCGACCACGTAGGGGTGGATGGTCTTGGTGTCGAGCACGTAGCCGTACTTGGCCAGGCCCTCGTCATCGAGCGTCGGGTCGTATTCGAGCTCGACACCCTTGAAGGCAAGGTCGGCCACGCTGGCGTCGATGCGCCCGCCCTTGGCCCAGCCGGAGAGGGTGAAGTCGCCCTTGGACCGCAGTTCCTTCTCGAAGGCGTCGATGAAGTCGGACCCGCACAGGAACAGATTCGGCCGACCGCCGTAGCGGCGCAGCTGGCGCATTTCCTGCTGCAGCTTGGTGACCAGGTTGAGGTTGCTGGCAGTCGACGTGTCGATCGCGAGCGACGCCCGGTTGCGCCACCAGTCGTTCGCCACCTGGTCGATGCCGCCGACGATGGACGCCGAGGTCGGATCGTCGAGGACGAAGGACCGGATGCCCGGGATGAGCAGCGCGTCCTGCGTGCCGTCCCGCCAGTACATCTGGTTCAGACCGCGGTCGGTGCCCTCGGTCATGTCCTCGATCTTGTCATCGAGCAGGTTGGCCAGCATGGTCTTCTCGCGGTCGCTGTGCCGCGATTCGGACTTGCCGGTCGCCGTGTCGACGATCGAGATGCCGTCCTTGACCATCTCGTCCATCGTGAACTTGATGCCCGAGTGGATGAACTTGTACGGGTAGAACGCCTTCTTGATGTTGGCGGGGTTGCCGTAGCTGACCTCGTCGTCGCTGGCGAAGCCTTCGATCGTGGTCGAGTAGATGCCCTTGACGCGGACGTCGAGCATCTCCTTGCCGCCGGGGAAGGTCTTCTCCTTGGCGCGCATGGCGCGCAGGAGCGGCTTGTCCTGAAGGGTCTGAGACTTGACCTTGCCTCGGTCAAGGTGGAGATCGATCGTCGCGTTGGCGATGTTCTCCAGTTCCTGGGTGGTGAACGGCATCGGGGTGGCCCTTTTGGGTCACCCGTCCGGTTTAGCCGAGTATCGCGTTGATCACGCCCAGCGTGTCGGTTGGCGTCGGCGTCGGACGGGTCGAAGCGTTCCCGGTCACCATCTGCTTTGCTTCGCGCTTGGGCTGCAGCCGCTTGATCTCGGCGTTCACGTCCTTGAGAACGCTATCGGCGAGAGCGACCATTGCCTTGCCGTCCGTGGGGTATCCCGACTGACGGACGCGAAGCTCGACGAGTTGATTGACCCGGTCCTGCTTCAGCTTCCAATCGGGATCGTTGGTCGCCTGCCGCTCGTGCCAGTCGTCCGCCGCCTTCACAACGTCGCCTATCCGCGCCTGTGCCGCCTGACGCTCTTGCGTCTCACGTGCCCGCTGCTGATCCCGCTCGGTCCGTTCCCTGACGAATTTCGTCTCGGCTTCGGCCTGAGCGATACGGCGGGCGTCCGCTTCGGAGACATACCCCTGGCGGACCTTCTCCTGCATGTCCTCCGGCACGGTGTAGCCGGCGATACGTGCAAGCTCCTGGACGAGAGGTGCGAGAACCTCGAGGGCCTTTCGCGGCTCGTTCTTCATCAGGGCCATGATCTCGAAACCCTGCTTGACTTCGGCGGGGGCGAGATCGGAGGCGTCCATGAAGGACGTGATCTGCTCTAGGCTCTGCGCTTGCGGCTTCAGTGCATCGACTTCGGCCTGCAAGGTGTTCTTCACATCGACCAGCTGGCGGATGCGACGCTGGGCGTTCGGCGTATACTGGCTCGTTTCCTCTTCGGTGGGGTCACCGTCGAGGTCGTCCTTGGCTTCGTCTTTCGACTCGTCCTCGGACTCGTCAGTCGCTTCGATCCCAACATCCGAGGCCGGCGATTCCTCGTCGCCACCCAGCGCCGCTTGCACGACGTCTAGGGTGGTGCGTGTTTCTACGCCTTCCGCGGCGGACGGCTCCGCGGCATTCACGTCCGGTTCGGTGGCTTCGACTTCCGTCTCGACCACCTGGTCTTCGTTTTCCGTTGGCGGCACGGATTTTACGCCTTTGTCAAACAACGTTGCCCTACAATCGCATATTAAAGCGACATCCGCAACATCATAATGGCAGCATGCCCTGCTCCGGCGCCGGGTAGGCCGGCTGCGGCCCTTCCTGCCCCTGGGCGGGGGCCTGCTGGTTGCTCTGACCTTCCGGCCCCTGCTGCGCCGGGTCGGCCGTCGGATCCTGCATATTGGACGGCGGCTGGCCGGCAATGGCGTTGAGCGCCTGAATGCTCGGCATGCCTTCGACGTAGATGCTCTCCAGATCGAGATCGAGCAGGCCGGTGTATTTGTCGACCAGGGGGCCGGGGGGCACGCCGGGGAGCTGGATCAGGAACGGCATGCCGCGCTCCATGTTGGCTAGGTCCGCGGCGCGGTTCGGTCGGCCGGAACTTCCCGCCTTGATCTCGAGATAGAGATCCTTGGCCACGCTCTCGCGCGTCTCCTGCACGTCCGGCCAGACAGCACCCGGCCCGACGATCTCGACCACGGTTTCCTTGGCGAGCTCCATCAGCATCAGGTGGCCGCCGGCGCGGGCCAGGTTGGTCAGGACGCCGTCAAGATCGTCGGCATTGTCGGCCAGCCCGCTGTTTTGGCTGTTCTGCGCGATCGACGCCTCGGTGGCGGTCGAATCCGACGTGGCGCCAAGCGTCGCCTCCTGCGCGCCGACGGTGCGCAACAGGTCGTTGAAGTGCATCTCGACCTCGTAGAGGTTGGGGTCGATCGGCGCGGTCACTCCGCGCTGCACCAGATCCTCGACCTTCTGGCCTTGGAGCAGCGCCTGAATCTTGAACACCTCGTGCGCGGCGTGGTTGCCGAGCCGGGTCATATCCGCCTCCTCCATGCCGGCCGCGACAACGTAGTAGGGCTTGGACGCGATGCGGTGCTCGCGCAGTCCCTCGCGCGACCGGTTATATTCTTGCTGAATGTGGCGCGAAAGCCACACATCGCTCGGCGGGTACAGATCCGTTTCGCTTTCGACCTCGTTGAAGACCAGCGCGAACACGTTGAAGAACCGCTCCAGATAGACGTCCGGAGCAGCCGGCTCGCGGATGAAATCGCAGTAGCCGTCGATCACAGTGAACACCTGCTGGTTCACCTTGTCCTGCACCTCCCACACCTTAGCGCAGCCGTCGTCCTTCTTCTCGGTCACCGCGCCCTTGTCGGTGTAGCCCATGAACTCGCCCTTGATGTCGACGCCGTAGGTCTCCAGCACCTCGCGCGGGCTCATGTCGAACTCGTGAGCGATCCAGTGCGCGCCGGCGAACGTCTTCAGATGCCGACACTTCTTGTCGATGATGATCTCCTTGGCCCGCGGGAAGTCGATCACCGGCCCCTCGCGCACCAGCAGCGTCTCCTGGTCCTCGAGGTCGCGCAGGTTGAGCCGCAACTGCTCGACCTCGGCGCGGGTCTCGTCCATCTCCTCGGCCGCGATCTCACTCAGGGTCGCCTCGGTCGCCTTGATCTTCGACGTGATGTCCTCGATCGCCGAGGTGATATCGGGCCGCTTTTCGAGGATGCGCTGGAAGCCGAGCTTGAAGTAGCTGACGCTGCACACCTTGGTGCGCCGCACCGCCGCCTTGATCTGCTCCTTGTAGCCATACGCCTGCTCGTCCATGTAGTATTTCCACAGGATCTGCATGGTCTTGCCCATCTGGTCGAGCTGACGCATCTCCTGCTGCGCCTGTGCCACTTCGGCCAGCAGCGCCATCGCGTTGGGGTCGACCATCGGCTGGCCGGTCATCGGGTCGACGTTCTGCATGCCGGCCTGCGCCTGCATCATCGCCATCTGCAGCGACTCCGGCTTGCCGTCCCAAATCTGGAACATCAGCCGATCCTTGCGGCTGGCGATTGCCGTCGGGTTCTTGGCATAGAGCTGCGACACCGCCTGGTTGATGTGGCGATTGATGATCGGCACGACGTACTTGCCGGCCTCTACCCACGCCGCTTCGTCGCCGCCCGCCGCCATCTGCATGCACAGGTCCATGCGCTTGAAGGCCGCCTCGTGGTGCTGCTTGGAATCCTTGATCCGCGCGATCCACTCCTTGACCAGCGCGGCGCGCGCCGGGTCCACGTCGTAGTCGCCCGACGCCTTGTCGCCGCGCACCAGCGCGCCGGAGCCCGCATCCTCGGACGTGTTCACCGAATGGCCTTCGACGTCTTCTTCCATGGCTACCAGCCTTTGTTGGCGGCGGCGCGCTGCTCAGCGCCCACCCGTGCTTTGGTGTTGGCGAGGATCCAGCCGATCGAGCCGGTCGGATGCGGGTTGTCATTAGCCGGGCGGCGCTTGGCCGGGCCGTATTCCTTGTCGAGCCCCTGGCCGACGTGCGCGATGAAGTCGACGAAGTCGTCCTTGGCGGCGCGGGGGAATTTCAGCAGCTGCTGGCGGGCGTCCTTGTACCAGGGCGCGAACCGCGGAAAGCGCACCATGCCCATCGACATGCGGCCCTGGATCGACCGGGCCCGGGTCATCTTGTCCTTGGCCGGCGTCACCGGATCGAGCGTGACGTAGGTGCTGCTCTCGCGCATGCGCTTGCGCAGGAACGGGCCGAACGCCTTGGAGATCAGTTCGTTCTCCAGCCACCACAGTTGCGGCTTGTGCAGCTTGAACTGGCGGATCAGCTCCTCGACCGTCTTGTCGGTCTCCATCTGCCGCCAGGCGACGTCCGGCATGATCCAGAGGTTGTCGTCCTTGTCGACGCCGACGCAGCCGATGACGGTATAGTCGCGCCCCTGCTTCTCGCTCACCGCATGGTCGGACGCGCCATACATGCGCAGTTCGGAGCGCGGCGGCAGATCGGCCATGTCGTACTCGACAAGATATTCGGCCTTGAAATAGTCGCCGTCATCGGGCGACGGCTTGCCCATGACCAGCGCGTCGAAGCTCGCGCTGTCACCGGCGCGCCACTCGGCGAAGAACGCCAGATCCTTCTCCTTGGAGTAGAGCGCCGACATCGGCACGTCGCCGAACTGCTCGATCACCGCCGGGTCGGTCGGCTGCTCGAGCGTCAGCCCGAGCGCCTTGGCGAGCTTGGGGTCGGTGACCACGCCGGGAAGGTTCCAGTAGTCCCACTTCAAGATGTCGTGCTTGAACCGCTTGCCGCGCTCAGGATGATCCGGGTCGACCAGCCGGCCAATCAGGTCGTCCTCGTGCCAGCGTGTGTGCAAAACCACCATACGGGTAGTATTGCCGCCGCGAGAAAAGGCAACGGCGAAGAACTTCTTCCAGTTCTGCTCGCGCAACAGTTCCGACTGCGCGTCCTCGTCGTCCTTGATCGGATCGTCGATGATGAAATAGTCGGCAGTACGTCCTGTGATCGAGCCACGCAGCCCGGCGAACACGATGCGCCCGCCCTTGGTCGTCAGCATGCTGGTCTTCGACTGCGAACCCTTGACCAGCCGGAAATCAGGAAACACCTGCTTGAACTGCGTCGAGTTGACCGTCTGCAGGAACATCTCGCCGAGCTCGGCCGCGCGGACCTCGTTGTAGCTAGCGATGATGATGCGCGCGTTCGGGTTACGCCCGGCGATCCATCCCGGTCCGAAGATCGAAAGCGCCTGGGTTTTCCCGTGCTGAGGCGGCATCGAAACCGCGGTGCGGCGCCGCTTACCCGCCTCGGTCTCCTCGATCACCTTGCACAGGAGATCCCCCTGCGGCGTGTCGTCGTACGTCGTCTTGCCGGGGTCGTCGGGCGCCGACGTGTCAGGCATCATGAAGCGCATGAACGGCTTCATGTGCTCGCCCGCTTCCCGGGCGGCCAGCATGCGCTTGGCGGCAAGGACGCGCGCCTCGAGGTCGTCGTTGCGCTCGGTCACTTGGTCTGCTCCACCAGCTTGACCAGCAGGGAATCGATGCGCTCGTTGGTGCGCCGCTGCTCGTCGCGCATGGCGATCAGCATGGTCTCGATGCGGGTGATGTGCCCGGTCAGGTCGTCACGCCGGACATACTCGTCGCGCACCTTGTTGACCCGCTCGTGCAGCGCGGCATCGCCGTCGGCAATCGTCTTGGCCACCTGGCGGTCGCGCATGACGTAGCCGCCGATGGCGGCAGCCGCGGCGGCGACGGCGCCGACAATCTCGGTGGTCGAGAACTCCGCCATCAGAGCGCCCACGTGACGGCGAGAACGGTCAGCACGCCGAGCAGCCAGCCCGCCATACCGCCGGCGGTGACACCGCAGAAGGCGAGATATTTGGAAGGCATCTCCTCCCCGCACGCGGCGTCGCCGGTGCTGCCGTTGGCGATCTCCATGAACGTCGGGATCACGTCCTTGGCGTTATGGTAGAACCGCCTCTTCGCCGAGCCATCGTCCGGCTTGCCGATCAGTGCGTCGCGCAGCGCGCCGGTCATCGCCGGGTCGGCGAGCACCTTGTCGCGGGACGGGAACAGGTACGCCTTGCCGTAGCTACGGCCGCGCAAGGTGTAGTTGATCGAGGAGTCCACCCACGCGATGGCCGACACCAGGGCGGCGAACGCCATGTGGCGGTATGTCGGGGCGGGTGCTATGCTGGTCATGCGTACCGGCGGTGTTGGCTCTGCCACAGGGAGTGCCGACAGCGAACGGCCGTTACGCTAGATCAGGTCGAATATAGCGTGTCGCGCGGTGTAGCGCAACAAAAGCGACATTGGTGCTGGAGGGTTGCAATCGTGGAATGGATGTTTGGGACAACCGGACTGCTGGCAGGGCTGGGCATCGGGCTCGCACTAGGTGTGCATTTCGCCAGGGGGCGTGAGCGCAACCGGAGAGTGGCCGGGTTCTTGCGGTCCGGCGTCTAGCGCCACGACGCCAGCACCAGGTGTTTGCTGGCGCCTGCCCCTGACGCGAAGTCCGCTTCGATCGTCAGCCCGGTCTGCGCGTCTGCGAACGCATCGGAGGCAGAGCTCTGCGTCTGAGCCGATTCCAGTTGGAAATCGGACCGTTCCGTCAGCCCTGCCGTCCACGTCACAGTTGTCGTTGTGAAGGTCAGCGCCCCACCAACCGCCACGCCGCCGGCCGAAATGTTCAGGTCGTCCGAGATCGGGTCGGCCGCCGAAGCGGAACCTGTGTCGGTCGGTGTCGCGGACTGGACATTATGCGCCTGGAACGCGTCGATGGCACAGCGGGCGCGGGCGGCGCTGAACGTGATGACGATATCGCCCGTCGTCCCGGTCGGAACTACTGCGTACCAGATATGCGCGTCGACCGTGGCGGTGTCGTTGCTGGCAACCGCCGGCGCTGCCGACACGCCGCCGATCGTCATCGTGCTGATGGTGACAGCAGTGCCACCCGCGCCGCTGGAATAGACAACGACGGGAATCAGACGGCCCGCAGCCTCCGTCCCCAGCGCATGGCCGGCGAAGGTATACGTGGTCAGGTTGGCCGTGCTCGACCCTGATGCGGTCCACGCTATGGTGGCAGGGGGTCCGCCCCCCGGCACCGCCAGCACCAGGAACATCGCCTCTTTCGCCTGCTCCCGGGTGATCAGTTTGCGCCGCACCAGATCGGAGATGGCGACACGGCGCGCCGCACGGTCCATCGGCAAATAGCCGGGCGTCAGCAGGCGGTCACCGACCGGTCGGATGATCGCCGGCGCGGGCGGCAGCCACAGAGGCGGTGGGCCGAGATCGATCACGTCAGGTCAACCGCGCCGGACGCGCCCATGAAGATCGCCTTGGCGCCGTCTGGCGAGTAGAAGACGAACACCATCGTCTCGTCGACAGTGCTCGACACGGTGGTCATCGTTCCGAGGAACACGGCATCCCACGCCAGTGTCTTGGCCGAACTGGCGTGCTGAGTGACCGCCAGCGAAAAGAACATCCCGGCTTTCATGTTCGACGGCGCATCGACGGTCGTGTCCTCGGTCAGGACGTGCAGCGCCGCCTGCGCCGCCGCGACGTCCCATGCCACCGCATTGGAGGTCGACGTCAGCGCGGCCTGGTCGAAATTCTGCGCCGCGGTCCACTCGTTCGCCTCGGCCAGCGTCTGCGCGTCGATCGCCTGCGCGGTGCGCAGCGGCGTCATCGCCTTGGTGTTGTCCGAGCCGGCTTCCGCCTCCGACTGGTTCGCCGGGCCCTCGATCGTGCCGGTGAGCGTGCGCACCTGCGCCGCGGTAAGATCGGTCGGAGCGCCGCTGCCGGCTGCCGCTGCACGGCCTTTGATGGTCGCTTGCGCCATGTTGGCCAGGCGGGCGTTGGCGATGGCGCCGGTGTCGATCTCGAGCAGCGTCTGCACCTGCGCAACGGTCAGGTTCTCCGGCGCACCGGTCGACGTACGGCGGCCCTTGATGGTCGACGCCGCCATGTCGGCCAGCTTGGCGTTGGTGAGCGAGCCGTCGTCGATCGTGTTGGCGGTCGACAGGTCGGCTAGAAGCTCCCACCGCTCGGCCGCCAAGTCGGTCGCGAAGGTGCCTGCGGTGTGGGACACCAGGCAGGCGTAGAACTTGTTGTTGATGAAGACGGTGGACGAATCGGCGACGTAGTTGGTCCCGGTCTCCCACGCTACCGGCGCAGCGAAGCCGATCGCCAGTCCGGCCGAAAGCTGGTCGGATCCGACCACGCCATTGGCCAGGGCACCGTCGTCGCGCTGCAGCAGAGCGAGATTCTGCGCGAACGCGTCCAGCGTGATCTTGACCTGGTTGAACTCGCTGTCGAGCGAGACACCAGACATCGGCGCGCTCGGCGACGCGGCCTGGTAGTCCTGAAAACTGGCCTGACGGTTGTAGGTGGGCGGTTGTGCCATGCTGGTCGCACTCGCGGCTGTTCAACCGGCGGCGACGCGGCCATTACGCCCTGCCCGAATGTAGCGTGTCGCTCGTTGTCGCGCAACAAGAATTGATCTATGCTACGGACAACCCTGTCTCCGGAGCCTGTACCCATGTCCGATCTTTCCAACTTCCTGCTCGCCGGCAAGAACCGCAGCCACATCGACGGCATGGATCCGCGCCTCGCCGAGCGGCTTGCCGCGCTGCTCGGCGCCGCCCCGGGCCAGGCGACCATCTATTCGGGCTACCGCGACCCGAAGCACCAGCAGATGCTGTTCGAGCGCGCGGTCGCCAAGTACGGCTCACCGCAGGCCGCCCGCAAGTGGGTGGCGCCGCCCGGCAAGTCGCAGCACAACGCCGGCTCGGCCGCCGATCTGCGCTTCGCCTCGCCGCAAGTGCGCGAATTCGTCCACCAGAACGCCGCGAAGTACGGGCTGGCGTTTCCGCTCGGTCACGAGCCGTGGCACGTCGAGCTCGCCGGCGCCCGGGACGGCAATGCGGCCGAATATGCGCCGTCCGGCGCCGGTGCGCTGCCGCCCGACCACCCGCTGGCCATTCGCAAGCCGTCCGAGCCGCTTCAGGCAACCGATCTGCTGATGGAGTTGCAGAATCCGGCGCCGACGCGGCGCGACCCCACCGAAATGTCGCTCGACAACGACCAGATGAGCGGGACCGACCTCCTGCTCGACCTCCAGCGCAGCCCGAGCGGCCTGACGGTGTCGCCGCGGGCCGAATCAGCCACCCCCGTCGGGCCCGACATGGACTTCGTGCCGAAAATCGACCCGCAGGCGGTCGAATTCGCCCCGCCGCGGCGCCCGGTGACGCCAACACCGCCATTTTCGGCCGCCGCAGCCGCTCCGGCGCCGGCTACGCCCGATATCTGGTCGCCGCCGGTGATCGACCCGCAGCTTTCGCGCGGCGATCCGTCCGACAACCCGCCCTTCCCGCCCCAGCCGCAGCCGAACATGGCACGGATGGCCAACGTGCCGCAGCCAGCGGCCAAGCCGTCGCCTGAATCGATCGTTCCGACCACGCCGCCGGCGCTCACGCCCGATCGCAAGGACGATCCGCTGCTCGAGGCGCTGTTGTCGCGCCGGCCAGGGGGTGGCGGTGGGGCTCCGGTGGGCGAAAAGCCGCGTCCGGACATGGATCTCGGCGATCAGGGGTCGATTCTCGACGGGGTGGCACCGCTGCAGATGGCTCAGGTCGCCCCGCCTGACGCGCCGGGCAGCGATCTCACGTCTCTGGGGGCGGTTCTCGCGCGGATCCTGCAGGAAGCACTGGCGCCGCAGATTTCGCTGCAGCAGCGGCAGGCGGCTGGGCTCGTCTAGCCGCTGCCCGCAGCCCTATGCTGGCGACTGCGGCGCTGTCGTGGTCCGGATACCCGTTGGCGATCATCTTGAGCGCAGCTTCGAGCAGATTCGCCCGGCGCACCATCTCCTTTAGCCGGTCCTGAATCACGACGCTTCCCTCTCTTCCCAAAGGCACGCCTCGCGCCAGTGCGGCAGCGGGGCGCGGATCGGCTCCGGTCGCACAGCGTGGCCAGTGAAGCGGTAGTTGTGGCCGGTGTGGGTGCACCGGGCGCAGGTCGAGTGCTCGCCGTGGCGGCGCACGTCTGTCGAGCCGCAGGCCGGGCAGATGGGGGTGGTTTTCACGCCGTCCCCCTCATGGCGCGGGCTGTTTCGACCGCCTCGGGGTTTTCGTCGCGCCATTTCTGCCAACTCTCGTCCGTCAGCTTCCACTCCAGCCATTCGGGATGGTCCGGCTTCGGCTCGAACGGCTCTTTGCCTTGACTGCAGCGAGCGCAGAACGGGCCGGCGGCGCTCAGATGGTGGCCGCAGAAGTGCAGACCGCAGCCATCTTCGCCGCCGTAGACATCGCCGCCACAGACATACCCGATGCCCCGGTCAATCTTCCGGTCGCACTCGGGATGGTCGCAGTGGGCCGGCACGCCGTACCCAATGTCGCGCTTCCAGTTCGAGTCGTAACCAACAGCCCAGCTCATCACGTTTCCCACGTCCACGGGCCGCACTTCCACGTCCGGCCACGGATCGAGTTGCGCAGGTCGCGCTGCTCGCGTGCGTGCGCCTCGGCCGCGGCATACAACTGGTCGCCAGTCTTCGTGATTTGGCTCCGGAAGGCCAACTGCTGTTGGTACGCAGCCTGTTGAACGAGCGCGGCTTGATGCGCGTGCGACTGAGCGAAAGCTCCGAAAACACTGAGCATCACGGCACACCGTTCCACTTAGCCACCACGATGACCGCGAAGACCACGAGCGCGATGCCGGCGACGATGAGCAGGGTGGGGTTCATGGTCAGAATCTCCCGATGCCGTCGAGCGCCTCGGCCAGCCTATTGTTCAGCACGTCCAGCTTGTTCGCCATCACCGCCGAGCGGCTCCGATAGCATGGCGGCTCCGCGGGTCCACCTGCCCCGGCGGTTTGGGTCGCTGCGGACGGGCAGGGGCCGATCTGGCGGTCACGCAGGCATTCGGCTTGCTCGGCCAGGTCACAGAGGCGGTGCAGCCGGTTCATCATGCTGTCGGCGATGATCTCGAACTCGGGAGCATCCTTGGCTTCAGAAGCCGTGCTGAGCGCGTATCCACTGGATTCCATATCGGTCTCCTTAGGGTTGAAAGTTCCCCCGACCGGCGGGACAGGAGGGGGAGGGACGCACCGGCCGGGGGTTATCGCCTCTAGGGCGAATTCAGAAGGGGAAGCCTTCGATCTCGTTGATCGCGTCGTCGAGAGCGTCGAGAATGTCGCGCTCTTTCATGCCCTGCTCGCGCCACTTGGCGATAAGCTCGGTCAGTTCAGTCTCGAAGGTCGCGCCCATGGGTTGTTCCCTCCTCGGGGGTTAGGTTGATCGGCGGGCCGGCGCGCTCGGGATCGAACCGGGACACCGTCGCTGTTGGCCTTCTGCTCCTACCGGCCCTTGTCCGGTCTGTGGAGGCGGTTTCAAGCCGCTTGACCTAGTGGCCGCCCGCCGATCAGTAGCGCGACAATGGCATACATTTCAGACAATGGCAAGAGGGGTGTAGTTCGAAAATTTCTGCAATTTTCTGTGGACAGGCGAGACGGTCTCCGCAGGGCGCGCCGGCCCCCTCCCCAGGGGGCGGGTCCGGCCTGGCTGCTCGAGCGCGGTCAGCCGGCGCAGATCCGGGCCGATAGCCCTGTCTCCGCCCCGTTCGGGCGGAGTATAGTTTGACAGAACAAGGGTTTAAACGAATTTTAACGCCCAAGCTCCGATCACGTTTTGTAACAATCTGTAACAATTCGTGATCAGCATAAGCTGAGCTTATGGATCGATAAGCTGAGCTTATGCATCGGCATATCCGATGGGTGCATCGGCCGCGCCGATAGATGGCCGATCAGTCGAATATGTCGACCATCGGCTTTGACGCCTTGACCGCCCTGACTGGCTTGGCACGATTAGCGAGCTCTTCCTCGCCCTTGTCGACAAACTCTCTAAGTTCATCCGTCGTCATCTCGTGCGGATCCTTCACGCGATCAGCCATCGCCGACTCAACGGCCTTGGGCGCGATGTGGCCTGCCCGGTCTAGCATGTCGCGAGCGCAGACCACTCGCAACCTAGGGTCTGCAGTGTCATCCTTCAGCACACCCAGGACGACGCCCAGCGCCAGCGGCGCGCCTTCGGTGGCAATGCGCCGTTGCATCTCCTGGTGGAGTATCAGCGCCAAGCGCGGATCACGACGGAACACCGCGGCCGCATCCTCAGGAAACGAGTAGCCAGCCAGTGTAGCAGCGCCGGCCGGATCATGCCCGGCAGCGATGTGACGCACTAAGGCTGCCTGCATGTCTGGCGTGCCGAGATAGTCGGCGATTTCACTGGTCATTAGGTCAACGATCCTGACTTAAAGTTATGTTTGACACGTCGCGCTTTGTATGATCTGGTCGGGATACAGATTGCCACAAAGGCAGCGTAAACGCCAACTCTAGGAGAAACCACGATGACCGAGACAACCACACATGGCCTGGGCCAAGGCTGGTACGCCAACATGATGCGGACCGATGGCGCGGAGACAATGACAATCCGCAATCCCGACAAAGGCATCAGGATCGATCTGCCTGCCGAGTCGGTCGCCTTGCTCAGGAACATTCTTGAGGGTAGCGAGCGTCTCATCCCCTAACCGCCCACACCGTGAAGCGCGCGCCGGGATCCGCCGGCCGCGCCCGCACTGCCTGAAAACCCGCCCATAGGAGACGCTACAATGCGCATCACGCACATATCAGAATACCGCTACCACCATCACCTTCCTTCCGGCCGGCATGCATCGATCTATGGCGCCTGCCCCTGGCGCAGCGATGCCGAGAAAGCGCAATGGGAACTGCGCACGCGCGGCTGGACCTGGCATCTCAGCGACGGGACCGTCGGTCTCGGTCGCGTGCCAGCTGCAACCCGCGAGGAAGCGCAGCAGGTCATGGATAGCTTCAACGCACGGTGCAGCTGCCCGGCATAACCGCGCCCGCACTGCCTGAAAACTCGAACCTTGGAGGGACTACAAATGCGCACGACAATCCACACATACAGATTCGACGTAAACAACCCCGATGAAAAAGCAGCGTACGACGCTTTGCGCGCCAAACTGAGATCTGCCGGCCTGAAATGCTTCGAGACATGGGGCGGCGGATCTCACTACAAGCCGGACCTGGACGGCCGCGAGATCGAACTGGAAACGAAACACCTATTCAGCAACCAGTGGAACACCGCGCCAATCGACGGCATCAGCGACAAAGGCTTGCGAGTTTTCGATTGGGCCCAGGACTACCAGATTGAAGCGAAATGGCTCAAGCGCGGCCATTGGCTCGAGCAAACGGCCGAGATGCGCGAGATCCGCCGGAACACCAATAAGTGCGGCTATTGCGGCTCCCAGGAGCCGGCCGCAAAGGGTTATGTTTTCTGCCCGCACTGCCTCGATTCCGTTTATTTGGTGGCCAATATGCTGCACCTGACTCGCATGCTCCCTGTCGACGCAGAAACCGACCGCGCACCTCTGACCGAAGCGGAATCGGCGCATCTGCTGCCGCAGTATCGCGCGGCGCAAACACAGAACACGGAAAAGCGGAACACTGCCGCGCGACGCGAAATAGAAAGCGAGTGCGCCAACATGAAGCGCCGAGCGCATACCAAAAGAGACGGGATGCTTTGGCTGCTGGATCACGGCTTCCCGACCGACAACGTGATCTATTACAGCACAGACCTGTTTTGCTTTGGCTGGCGATCGCCGATAGACGCGGAGGTACTTTCCGCACTGCTGGACATCATCAGCGAATTCCCCTTCCCGTACGAAATCAAGTGCGCCGACGGCAGCACCTTGTCCGCAACGTAGGATAATCAGCCATGCGCCGACATACGATCAAAGCCCTGGCAGACGAAGCCTGCAAGGCGATGGTGTTCGCCCTGGCCATGTTCTGCTGGATCTTTCTAGCGGCATCGTTCGCCGCGATCACGATGGGAGTCTGATCAATGGAACCGAAGAATCTGAAACGCTGGACCATGCCGGATCACTATTTCGGCGCCAAATGGCCAGAGTACTACTCATCTGGCGTCGGGCAAAGCCGTGACTCCGACTCGCTCGAGCGGTCAAACTTCACTTGCATGCTGCGCGCGCTCGGAGACGAGTCCGAAACCATCATTGTAGTTCGCGAGAATCATTGGGCGGTCGGTTGGGCAGCATGGATCGCGATCCATGAATCCGACTCTCGGGCCCTGGCGATCGCTGATGACATTGTTGCCGGCCTGCAGGATTACCCTGTAATCGACGAGGGCCATTGGTCAGAGGTCGAGCACGAGGATGCGCAAGAAACCTGGACCAACTGCTTCAATGACCGGGAACGGCTCGGGTACATCAAGCGCAACCGATCGCAATTTGAATTCCACGATTACGCGGACCTGATCGGTTGCGTGCGCGGCCGCTATTTCGCCGGGTACGCGTCGGAGCTGCTGCGGTGACCCGCATCGCCTGGACGGTCCTGCGACTGGCCGTGTTCCTGCTGCTGATCGCATCTTTCGCCAACGGACAAGGTTTTGTTTGACACGAAACGCGGATGCCGCCATTATCCGAATCGGAGCTTGACACCTCCGTTTGGCGGTATCCGCCCCCGAAAGCAAGGCGGCATTCTTGTGCCCAATTGCGTCCCGGTTCGCCGGGATCGGCGGGAGGCCGGTAGCGGTAACGCCCGGGCCTGTCCAAACCAGGTGTCACCTCCCGTCGCCATCCGGCCTGACAGCCCTCTGGCGGCGCCCTTAAACGCCTGTTTGGAAGGCTGACGCAATGACCCTGAGCAAACTGAAAACCATTCTCTGTGCCGCATATGACGGCCACCGCGAACTGCACGAAGACCGGAGCGGGCCCTCATCGGTACGTTTTCGCTTCGATGGCGAAATAATCCGCGTGGACGGAGAGATCGATTTCGACACATATCGACGTATCTGCGCCGCGCTGAGCGCTGGGCCAAGCGGACCTTTCGCGCGGTACTTGCTCCCGCCCGGCGAATAACCGCGGATTGATGCTTTACAAACCAGCCCTTCAACCCGATATTCAGGGTTGGAGGGTTTTTCTATGCTTACAATCCTGACCATCCTGGTTGCGATCGCAACCGCACCGCTGTGGATCCCCGTGGCTGCCCTGCTGATACACATCGCGCTCCGTCTCGGAATATTCATCATCGCCGCGGCATTGATATTCGGCACGATCAGCACTCTAACCAGTCCAGAGAAGGCGCCGCCCGCTAAAAGCTTTTCGACCACGGGCAACATCGTAATCGATCGGGAAGGTAACCGGATCCGGTAGTCCGGTCGGCCGAGAGGTTTTTAGCGTTTTCCAAAATCTCCAAAATCATCCGGAAAAGGAATGCTTGGAAAACGGAAGCCCCTATATAGGGGGCTTTCCGAATTTTCCAGGGACCAAATCATGCGTTTTCCTTATTTTCCAAATTTTCCAAGCCAACCACAACCCATTGATCGCTATCGATAATCTGGATGAACCCAGCTTTTTCCAAGACTTTTCCATGGTTCCGAATCGTCTTTTCCAGAACCCTCTCCTGGAAAGGTCGTTTTTCCAGGAATTCGCTCTTGCTTTCCCCCTCAAATTGACGTGTTTGCACCGTGCAGCTTTTACCTGTTGCATTTGTCCACACAGTCGCCACGGCGTCGAATAGGACGTCCATGTGTATTGGCCGGTCCCCGAACGGACCGCCGGTCTTCTCGGCCGCCAGGCGTGCCGCGGCCAGGGTTCTGCGCTGCCCGTCGTTGAGTGCTTCGACCGTTACGGTCCCTGGGCTCAGCAGCGCCACGACGCATGAGCGAATGGGATCTCCTTCGGTGTCGGCGCCTAGGTCAACCGCATCCAGCCGGAACCGCACCGGCGGCAGGGCGTCCATGTCCCGCTGCTTGTTGGCATGCACGGTGTTGTCCGCTATCTCAATCTCTGTGTCCGTGGCCGCACGGAGACCGGACCAGCCGCGGGCGCCTTTCGCCCTGTCCTTGCCCGAATGGTGGATGATCATGATGTGCGCGCCGACCCGGGCTCGGATGCGGTCCAGGTTCTTGATCAAAGCACCCATGTCCGTGCTCGAGTTCTCATCGCCACCGGACAGCGCGCGGGATAGTGTGTCGATCACGAGCAGCGACACCTCGCCGAGCGTCTCGATCTCCAGTATGAGCTCGTCGAGATCGGTTTTGCTGTTGAACAGATTGATGGGGTATCGAAGGATGTGCAGGTCGATGTCGGTGCCGCCTTTGGCTCTCTTGAGCGCCTCGCATCGCTTGGCGAAGCTGCGCCCGCCCTCGGCCACCACGTAGACCACCCTGCCCCGGTTGACGTGCCTGCGGTTCCACGCGACGCCGGCAGCGATGTGGTAGGCCATGTCGAGCGCCACGAACGTCTTGCCCGAATTAGATTCCCCGTACATCACGCTCATGGCCCCCTGGTCGAGCCAGCCCTTGATCAGCGGCGTCACGGGGTCCGCCAGTGCTTCCCATGCCACGTCGGCGAACGGCACCGACTGAAACCGTCGACTGGTCTGCCCATCGGTAGCGCCTTCCCGCGTCCCCAGGCAGTTCGGGTTGACGAACGGCAGGACGTTGTCGAAGTCCGCTGCCGGACTGGCCACGCCAAACGGGTTCTGTGCGTAGCGATATGCGTTGGCGATCTTGCGTTCGAGCTCGTCGGCCGGCCACGATGGACTCACCTTTTCGGTCTCGTTCCAGTGCTCGGCGATCAGCGGGACCGCCGTACCCTCGGAAACTCCAAAGTCTCGCACCATGCACGCAACCCAGAAGGTTGTTTCGTCGCCGTGATTTCCCTGCGTCGCTTCGGGCGCCTCGTCCCTCAGCCACTCGATTGCGCGACGTATTGCCGCAGGGGCATCCAGATCAACCAATGCTGGCCTGTCGTCGCGATCGACTGCCGGTGCCCGCCCCTGGCAGCGCAGGCACCGTTCGATCATGTCGTCGGCCATCGGCTCGATCGGCGAATCGGCCGGCGTCAGCCACTCGTAGGTGAGACCGCCGATGGTCGATCCTGGCGCGATCACATATCCGTGATAAGCACGCACATCGACCCCCGGCTCCAGTTTCTCGACGGTATTGCGCAGATCCACGTCCTCGGGCGCCGACAGATAGACGTGCACGCCGCCGCTGGCCGTGCGGGCCCTGAGCGAGCCGACAGGCAGCGTGCCGATCATGTCCCACGCCTCGAGCGTGGCGAGACCGGCCTTGCCGTTCTTGCAGTCGAAATCGAGCACGACCAGTCCGCGGCCGGTGGCGATTCCGATGTTGTAGTGCTCAGGCTCGCCCAGCGCGTCAGACCAGTAGCGGGCGACAATCGCCGGATCATCAGACGCGCGCTCCGGCCATTTGTCCACCGCTGGCTTGCGTCCATCGACCACGAGCGGGAACACGCGAAAGCCTCGTTTCGCCAAGGATATGGCTACATTTCGCTTGTCATCTTGCGTGCTGGTGGCTACATTGGTTCTGGCGTTCACGCGTCACTCTCCTAAAGGCCAACTTTGGCACCTTGTCGGTTGTATTCCGACAAGGTGCTCATTTTCATGCTCAATGGGCGTGCGCGTCAAGCTTTGCGCGCCAGAGCCTCTCTGCGATAGTCCCTCACTGCCCGCGCCTCGCGCTCATAGACGCGGGCGTTGTGCGCCCCGGACAGGTAGTCGGTGAGCGCCTGTAGCTCGCGCATCTCGCGGTTGAAGGAGGCACGGGCGGGGGTCATGGCTGACGCTCCCGGTTATGCTGCCGCAGACGGCATTCCCACCGCCTTTTTGGCTTTCCCATCACCTCCTGGTATTCGCGACTGTCGGATAGATGATCGTTTTTGCGCCAACCGGGCAGAACAGGCTTGGTATCGGCCGCGTGACACCATCCGGCCCCGCGAAGCGAAGCCCCGCTTTCATCCGTCAGCGTGTAGGAAACAATGAAATCAAACCCCATGTGTCGGCAAACACGGGTGCACGCCCCATAGAGGAACGAGACGGCGTTCTTTGGGGCGCTATCGTCCACGCATGTGCGCAGAACCTCCGCTACGTGCCCATATTTTGCTTTGTCCATGTAGGTCGCTGACAAAGGGTTGCCGACGATAGCTACACCAACAACGCGGCCCCCGCACTCGCACGCGATGGCGAATTTGCCACCATCGCGTGATGTTCTCCCGTTGTGCCTATGGTGCGCCTGCACGAAGTCGTTAGCCGCGCGCAACGTGATCGGCTTGACCGTGAACTGGAGCGGAGAGGTCGGAATCGAACCGCCGTCTTCCCGTTGGTAGGGCTGCACTTCCATTGTGCTATCTCCGCGTTCGGCCGCAGTCATCTCTTCACCGGCTCTACGAGAGCGGCGCGACCGATGGCGAGAACGTCCGCTTCGCACTGACCACTTTCGGCGTCATCGAGGATCGTCGTAAGTGCATCCCTCAGTCCATCTATCACCCGTGCCTGGGCTTCTAGGGCGGCGGCGGCTTTGTCCATAGCCTCGCAAAGCAGTTCCGGGTCGGCAACTCGTACATACCCGTCCTGCACGAACGTCGCGTTTGACGCTGCCCGCCGGAGACACGCAATGTCTTCGTTCAGCCACCCCACCAGTCCCTTGATGTCAGCCGGCAGGCCCTCGCACTGGCCTGTGGCAGGCTTGCCGCACTTAACGCAGATGCCCATCGCTCTCGTCCTCCGTGTTCGTCGTAATGTGGCGGGTGTCGCCCGCCGCCGAGATACAAATGCAGATTACTCTTGCCAATCGAATCATGCAAGGCTAGTATCTGCGTGCATGACAACGAAGCCGACACTTTTAGACAAAGTCGAGATGGCCATGGACCTGACCGGCATGAGTGCGACCCGATTCGGCTACCTCGCCGTTGGCGATCCGGCCTTCGTACTCAAGCTGCGCCGCGGCCGCCAGTCGCGGCCCGGTACGGTCAAAAAGGTGACGGCGTTCTTGGACGAGGTGACAGCAGGAGGAGCGCGATGAACGTGGTGCCGGGGGCGAGCATCGAATTCGATCCGGACAGCGAGCCAGAGCGCGAAGCGCTGGTGCTGTGGGACGATCTGGTAGGCGCCGGCGACCACGCCTACCGCAACCTGCGGGATCTCAAAGTGCCGCACCGCATGGCAAGCACGATGGTGGTCGCACAGACTTTCAACGCCGCGTTCGCCGGCATGGAGCACATGTGCGGACAGGAAGGGCACCGGGCGGGCGAGGAATTCTGCCTCGCCTGGTGCAAGGAGCAATTCAGACTTTTTAAGGAGGGCTGTGGGGATGAACAGGGCTGAGATTCTTGACAAGGCGAAGGAAGCGGTCTCCGACCGCGAAGGCAAGTACGGACATCCGAGGGAGAACTTCGGTCGCATCGCGAGGCGGTGGAACGCCCACATCGACAATCGGTACGGCGGCAAGCCTTACAGTTTGGACGCAGACGACGTCGCCGCCATGCTGGTCGACGTGAAGCTCGCCCGCGCCGAGAGCGGTGTCTACCATCCGGACAACTTCATTGACGTCGCCGGCTACGCTGCTCTGGCCGCCGAGATTGGTGCTTCGGCTGTTCGCGACACCGAGACGGTGGTCGAGGTACGGGTCAACTACGAGGAAAAGCTCAAAAAATTTCTGCGCGAACGCGGCCCGCTGCCGGACGACCACCGCGACACGTTCGCTTGCACATGCGACGCCAAGGACTTCAACGACATTCCCTTCATGGGGTGTCCGTTGGGGGATTACCTGACCGCTGGCGGGCTGGCGAAGTGACTCTGCTCGCGCTCGACCTGGGCACGAATACAGGTTTCGCCTTGGCCCAATCCGAGGGCCACGGCGGCATGACGGTGGTCTCCGGCACGTGGAGCTTCAAGCCGGGCCGCTTCGAGGGCGGCGGTATGCGCTATCTGCGCTTCGCCGCCAAGCTCGACGAGATGCACGGCGCGGTCGGCATCTCCCAGGTAGCCTTCGAGGAGGTGCGCGCGCACAAGGGCTGCGACGCCGCGCACGTCTACGGCGGCCTGATGGGCCAGCTCACCGCATGGTGCGAGAAGAACGAGATCCCCTACGAGGGCATCCCGGTCGGCACCATCAAGAAGTTCGCGACCGGCAAGGGCAATGCCAACAAGACGGCGATGATCGAGGCGGTCGAGAAGTGGGGCTATCACCCCGAGGACGACAACGAGGCCGACGCGCTGGCGCTGGCGCACTTTGTGAAGGAGCGGAAGTCATGACACACCAGGAGAAGATTGAGGCCCGACGCCGCTTCGGCGTTCCGGCGCTGGCGATCGCTCTGCTGACTCTGTCTGCATGGTTTGCGGCTCAGGTTGGACCCGCAGAGGATCTCTCGTTTTGGGAAGCGTGGCTCGGCACCTGCACGATAGTCACCTTGGTCACAGGCACCGTTTTCGCCATTGTCACGGCTGTCACCTGGTTCGAACTAGACTGATCCCGTGGCCAAAGCGAAGTCTAAGCCGACCAGGCGCAACCCCGACGACGCGCTGCAGGACGAAGCGATCAGCGCATGCGTGAAAGAGTTCGCCACGTGGCTGTCCGGCGCCAAGAGCCGCACGATTGGCTCGCTGACCAAGGAAGAGGCGACGAAGCTATGCACCGCGGTGGTGCATGCGTGGATCCGCAAGCGGGCCGAGCAGGCGCAGCGGCCGGAAGTGATGGCGAGAGACCTGGACAGTTTCATCCGGGTCGAGTTCGATGATCCGCTGCCGGACACGTTTGGGCCAGCCAAGAGCGCAGATGTTTTCGACTGAGATGTATGAAATTATGCCTGACGACGAGCGACAAGATTGGTTGGAAGAGGCGAAGCGGCTGCTCGCCGAGATCGGACCGCAGTATTCCGAGATCGCGCGCCGTGTCGGCCGGAGCCGCCAGCTGGTCCACTACCACCTGACCGGCGCCCGCAAGCAGCGCCGCCGGCTGACGCCCGAGCAGGCCATGCGCCGCCGCGTCTATGCGCGGGAATACGCCCGCCGCTACCGCGCCAAGAACCACCCATCCGACTGACCAAAAGGAGACACCGATGATCACTTTCACGATCGAGGCCGACACGCCCGAGGACTTCGTCCGCCAGGCACGGGTGCTGTTCCCGCTGGCGCAGATCACCGTGCAGCGGCCGATGGCCGACGAGCCGACTCTTGAGTCCGGCTGGCGGTCGATCGATCCGACGGCAACGGCCACCGAGGCGATGCATGCCGAAGCCGAGGCGCTGCTGGCCGACAAGCCCAAGCGCAAGCGGCGCACCAAGGCTGAGATCGAAGCGGACAAGGCGGCTGAAGACGAACCGGCCAAGGAAGCGGCCACGGTCGAAACGCTGCCGGTCTCGATCGAGGACATTCGCGAGGTCGCCAAGGCCATTCAGGCGAAGCTCGGTGAAGAGGCGCTCGCCGTCGTCAGTCCGATCTATGAGTCGGTCGGCGCCACCCATACGAGCAAAGTGCCTGCGGACAAGTACGAGGAGGTCCACACCAAACTGGTTGCGGCGCTGGCCGAGATCGAGGCCGCAGCGCCCGCCGGCGAGGTGACGGTGCAGGAGGTGCGCGCCGCAGCCCTGGCGGTGTTGGCCAAGCACGGCAACGACGACGGTCACGCCCGCAACATCGCCGTGGCCAAGAAGCTCGGTCACGACAAGCTCACCCAGCTCGAGCCGTCGCAATACGCCGAGGCGGTCGCGCTGCTCAAGGCCGAAGTGGAGGATTGACCGATGGCGACGGCGAGGGCAGTTGCCCGTGCAGCGACGGAGATGTTCGCGGCCGAGATTCGGATGAGCGATGCTCGGTCGAACCTGGAACTGGCAAGCGACGCCTTTACCTGCGCAGAGCAGGCGCACAGAGAGGCCAAGGATGTCTTCGACACTGCGACGGCAATCCTGGTCGCTAACGAGAGGAGCAAGCGACGCAAATGACCGAACGCATCACATTCTCGGTCACGCTGCGGCGTGACGACGCGCTCCACCTGCAAGAGGCGGCCAACGAGGGCGGTCTGCTGTTGTCCGAGTATGCGGCGCGGTGCCTGGCGTCGATCGCCGAGGACGACCGGAACTTCGGGTACGGGACGCTGCTGCCCGCTCAGGGCGAGACGCAGGTGGTCGGCGGCATCGACCGGTCGCCCAACCCCTGGTGGCGAAACCACGCGGACACCGGTGTGCCGGGCCACCCGCCGCTGGTCGACGACGAGTGCGTGTGTGCCTGCTGCGAGGGGGAAGGCCGGATCGCTCGCACGAAGGGCATTCACCTTGATGCGGTACCCTGTCCTTATTGCCGGGGAGACTGGCCGTGGAACTAGCACATTCCCAGCGCGCCCATGCGAAACTCGCTCCCAGCGCCAGCGAGCGATGGATCAACTGCCCCGGCTCCATTCGGCTCTCCGAAGGCATCGAGAACGTGTCGTCGAGCTTCGCCAACGAAGGCACGGCGGCGCACGAGCTCGCCGCGCACTGTCTCAAGACCGGCTTCGACGCCGACCGCTTCGCCGGCATGGTGATCGATATCCGCGGCAAGGAGTGGCACGAGAAGTTCCTGAACAAGGGAGCGCCGACTGACGGCATGCACCGCTTCGAGATCGACGACGAGATGGTCGACGGGGTGCAGGTGTATCTCGACCACATCGACGAATTGCGCGCCAAGCTCGATGACATGGAGATCGAGATCGACGTCGAGCACCGCTTCGACCTGACGCACGTCCATCCCGAGATGTTCGGCACCGGCGACTGCGTCATCTACTCGCCGGAGCACCGCTCTCTCTACGTCATTGATCTGAAGTACGGGCGCGGCGTGATCGTCGACCCGGAAGAGAACGCGCAGCTGCTGACCTATGGCGTCGGCGCGGTCAAGCGGCACCACAACCGGCCGATGATCGCGGTGCATCTGACGATCGTGCAGCCGCGCGGCGCCGGTCAGCCGGTGCGCACATGGTCGACCGACATCCTCGAGGTGATGGAGTTCGCCGATACGTTGCGTGAAGCGGCACAGCGTACCGAGCAGGCCGACGCGCCGCTCAAGGTGGGCGACTGGTGCAAGTTCTGCCCCGCGGCTGCCCTGTGCCCCGCAAATCGCGAAGCGGCGCTCGCCGTCGCGCGTGCCGAATTCAGCGAAGGAGCGATCACCGTGACGGATCCCGAGAAGATGGACATGGCCGCCGTAGCCGAGTCGCTCAAGCACGCCGACGTGCTGGAGAACTGGCTGAAGCGGCTGCGCGAGTACGCGCATGCGCAGGCGACCGCCGGCACCATGCCCCCTGGGTTCAAGCTGGTGGCGAAACGCGCCATCCGCCGGTGGAAGGACGAAGGCACGGTCATCTCGGCGCTGCGCGGTGTGTTCGGATTGGAAGACGCCGACATCTATGCCGAGCCGAAATTGCGCTCGCCCGCTCAGGTCGAAAAGGTCATGGGCAAGAAGGAAGCGGCCGAGCTTGGCCAGTTCATCATCAAGCAGTCGAGCGGCACCGTGCTCGCGGTCGAGAGCGACAAGCGGCCGGCGGTCAAGGCCGATGCGTCCGGCGATTTCGTGGAGGTGGCGTGATGGAGGCGATCGGCAACGCGATCAGCGACACCGCGTTTCTGGCCTTCTTGGCGTTCGTCTTTTGGCTGTATTTTCGGAAGTAGAAATCGGCACCCGCGACACGCCGAGCCACGTCTGAAGTGTCGCTTTTATGGACTGAATGAGAGATACAAAAATGGACTTGAATGCATGCGTGAAGACCTCGGCGGGCAACATCCGCACGCCGAAGTCGAAGCTGGCCTACGTCTACCTGAACGAGCCGACCCTGCCGAAGGGCGAGACCGACAAGGACAAGGCCAAGTACCAGGTGTCGGTGCTGTTTCCCAAGGACGCCAATCTCGACCTGATGGTTGCGGCGGTCAGCGAGTGCATCTCGGAGAACCTGACCGAGGCGCAGGTCAAGGCGACCAAGGTCAAGAAGCCGTTCCTGAAGACCGAGGAGCAGCCGTCGCTGAAGGAGTACGCGGAGGATTTCCCGATCATGATTCGGGCATCGGCCAAGTTCAAGCCGCAGATCGTGGCGGCCGACCTCTCCGAGATCAACGACCCGAGCCAAGTCTACTCCGGCCGGTGGGGCATGGTGTCCCTGCGCCCGTACTTCTGGGAGCACCCGACCGGCGGCAAGGGCGTGAGCTTGGGGCTGACCAACGTGCAGCTTCTCGATCACGACACGCCGATGGCCGGCGGTCGTGTCGACGCGGCGGACGACTTCACGCCGATCGCCGGCGTTGCGTCCTCGACGCCGACCAGCACCGAGGGACTGTTCGACTAGGTGCGCTGCCGGGTTGGCCCCTGGGCGCCCGGTCCTAGGCACGTCGGGGGTGCGTGCGCGCGAACACCCCCAACCCATCAAGCCCACCGAAGGACCAATACCTATGACCGAACACCAAGGCTCGCCGGTTGCCGGATACCGGCCGCAGAACGACGACAGGGTCAACGCTGTCAACTCTAACAAGGAGATGGAAGAGCGCGTGTTGCGCGCCCTTGACGAACTGCGTGACACGGCGGACTGGGTCGACCAGCGGTGGCTGGCGATCGGCCGCACGCACATCGAGCAGGGCTTCATGGCGGTCAATCGCGCCGTGTTCCAGCCGTCCCGTGTTGCTCTGCCGGAGGACTCGGAATGAACACCGACACCCCCGCCGACATCGGCCACAACAGCGCCACCGGCATTGCCCGCGACCAGCTCCGGTCGATCGTCGAACGCATCGAGCGGATGGAGGAAGAGAAGTCCGCCGTCGCCGCCGACATCAAGGAAATCTACGCCGAGGCCAAGGGCAATGGCTTCGACACCAAGACCATCCGCAAGGTCATCCGGCTGCGCAAGATCGACAAGGTCGAGCGAGAGGAGCAGGAGGCGCTGCTGGATGTTTACTGCCAAGCGCTTGGCATGATCAATGGGTGACGTGATGCGCCGCGTCATCATGGAGAGCCCCTACGCCGGCGACGTCGAGAAGAACGTGCGCTACGCCCGCGCCTGCGTGCGGGACTGCGTGCTGCGCGGCGACAGCCCGATCGCCAGCCACCTGCTGTTCACGCAGCCTGGTGTGCTGGACGACACCATCCCCAAGGAACGCGAGCTCGGCATCGAAGCCGGGCTCGCGTGGGGGCACGAGGCCGAGGCGACGGTCGTCTACTCGGATCTCGGCATCAGCAAGGGCATGAGCTACGGCATTGCCCGGGCCAACGACGAGGGGCGGCCGGTCGAGTTTCGCGCGCTGGGCGGGTGGACGTGATGCTGAAACGCACGCCCAGCCCCGAGGTCTTCCTTGCGGAGATCAACGCAATGGAAACCGACGCGGTGCTGTCGCGCAACGAGGCGGCATTGCTGCGCCAGATCGCCAAGGCGGGGCCGGCCGGCATCAACGGGCGGAAGCTCGGGCGCATCCTGTTCTCGCGACTGAGCGACAGGTCGTCGCACAAGCAGGTCCACGTGCTGCTGTTCCGTGTCCGACAGAAGACGGCGGGCGTGTCCGCAGCTTTCAGTCTCGTCACCGAGCTGCGCAGCCACAACAGCACCTACCGGCTGGAAGCGGCGGCCGGAGCCTACACCTGGCGCTTCCGCCCGGTGCCGGGTGACGTCGTCGACCGGATCACGGCGTACTGGTGGGCCCCGCTCGAGCGCCTGCTGCTGCAACAGCTTCTGTCGACTGGAGCGACGTTCACCAGCACTCGTGATCTCGCCGACCGGATCTACGCCGGCCGGGCCGACGGCGGGCCGGACTACGCTGTCAACATCGTCAAGGTGCGCGTCCACTCCGTTCGCCGGGTGCTCCGTGCGCTCGCCCCGAGCGTCCGCATCGCCAGCAAGGCGCACCACGGCTACAGGCTGGAGGTGGCGGGGTGATCAACCTCGGCGCGGCCATGGTTGGCGGCAACGGCAACCGGGAGAAGGACGACTTCTACCCGACGCCGCCGGAGGCGACGGTTGCGCTCATGCTTGCGGTGCGCCTGGCGCCGTGCATATGGGAGCCGGCCTGCGGCGACGGGGCGATGTGCCGGGTGCTCGAGGCGGTCGGGCACAAGGTCGTGGCGACCGACCTGATCGACCGCGGCTACGGCCGGGGCGGTGTCGACTTCCTGCAGCAGAGTGAGCCGTTCGACGGTGACATCGCCACCAACCCGCCGTTCAAGACGGCAGCGGCATTCATCGAACATTCAGCCACCCTCGCAGCGAGGCGGTTCTTCCTGCTCAAGGTCTCCTTCTGGAACGCCGCGCGGCGGATGAAGCTGTTCACCGAGCACCCGCCGTCGCTCGTCATGCCGTTGACGTGGCGGCTCGACTTCACCGGCGGCGGTGCGCCGACCATGGATTGCATGTGGTGCGCGTGGGGCACGCCTGAGCGCGGCTTCAAGCCGCTGCCGCGACCAGGTGCTGCTGTGATGGAGATGCTCACGTGACTGAAACGTGGAGAGCGATTCCCGGCTTCGAGGGATCATACGAGGTATCGGACCTTGGGCGGGTGCGCAGCCTGGATCGAGTGGTCTGGTGCGAGGGGCCGATCAAGGGCCGCTACCCCTCGCGCAAGCCGGGGCGTTTCTTGCGCCCGGGTCCAACTGCATCTGGTCACAGAACTGTGTGTCTCGGTCGGGGGTCCGGTTCGTTTTTGGTGCACGCACTTGTGCTCGCTGCGTTCGTAGGCCCGTACCCTGTCGGGGCCGAGATCAGGCATCTGAACGGCACCCCGAACGACAATCGGCTTAAGAATCTAGAGTACAGCACGAGATCACGAAATGGACAGGACAAGAAATGGCACAGAGGGCAGTCGACCTACAGGCTGTCGCCCGAAGAAGTAGCGGTCATTAAGCGGCGCCTGCGGGACGGCGTTACCGGGGCCAGCATCGCCCGGAACTACGGCATAGCCCAATCAACAGTGTCGGCTATCCGGCACGGGAAATTCCACAATGACATCTTGTCATATTGATTTTGAGAGTCGTTCAGCCGTCGACCTGAAGAAGAGCGGCGCGCACGCCTATGCCGAGGACGAATCGACGGCGGTCTGGTGCTGCGCCTACGCCTTCGGCGACGGGCCGGTCGAGTTGTGGAAGATGGGCGAGACCTGCCCGCCGGCGATCGCCGAGCACGTCGAGAACGGCGGCATCTTTGTTGCCCACAACGCGGCTTTCGAGCGAGCGATATGGCGGCACGTGCTGCACGAGCGCCAGGGGTGGCCCCTCCCCGGCATCAAGCAGTGGCGCTGCACCATGGCGATGGCCTACGCGATGGCGCTGCCGGGCTCGCTGGAGAACGCCGCGGCGGCCATGGGGCTGGCCGACGGCAAGGACATGGCCGGTCATCGGGTGATGATGCAGCTGGCACGGCCGCGCAAGGTCGACCCGGTGAGCGGCGCCGTCACATGGTGGGATCTGCCGGAGAAGCTCGAGACGCTCTACGCCTACTGCAAGCAGGACGTCGTGACCGAGCGCGCGCTGGAAAAGCGGCTAGTACCGTTGTCCGACTTCGAACAGCGGCTGTGGTGGCTGGACCAGATCATCAACGACCGTGGCGTGCATGTCGACGTGGCGCTGTGCGAGGCCGCGACCAAGGTGGTGCGTCACGTCACCGAGAAGCTCAACGCCGAGATGCGCGAGGTTACCGACAAAGAGGTCAGCGCCTGCACCAACACCAACCAGATTGCGACGTGGCTGCGCAGCCGCGGTCTCGAGGACACCGAATCGATAGCCAAGGACATCGTGGTCGAACTGCTCGCCCGGGACGATCTCGCCGACGACGTGCGCCGCGTGCTGGAGCTTCGTCAGGAAGCCGCCAAAGCGAGCGTCGCCAAGATCACCGCGCTGATGAACGGACGCTCCACAGACGGCCGTGCGCGCGGCCTGCTGCAGTACAGCGCGGCCTCTACGCGGCGGTGGGGCGGCCGGCGCTTCCAGCCGCAGAACATCAAGCGGCCGGAGCTCGACGACATCGACGAGGCGATCGCGGCGGTGATGACCGGCAACGCCGACATCGTCGACATGCTGTTCGGCCCGCCGTTGTCGGTGGTCGGCGACTGTCTCCGTGGCATGGTCGCGGCGCCCAAGGGACGCAAGATCATCGCGGCCGACTTCGCCAACATCGAAGGCAGGGTAGCCGCATGGCTGGCCGGCGAGCAGTGGAAGCTCGACGCCTTCCGCGCCTACGATTCCGGCACCGGGCCCGACCTCTACAAGGTGGCCTACGGCCGCTCGTTCGGCGTGCCAACCGACAGCGTCGACAAGTCGCAGCGTCAGGTGGGCAAGGTGCAGGAACTGGCGCTCGGCTACCAGGGCGGTGTCATGGCCTTCCAGTCGATGGCGAAAATCTACGGCGTGAAGATCGGAGAGAGCTACGGCCTGCTGCGTGATGCGGCCGATCCGTCGCTCGTCGACAAGGCGCACGACGCTTACGACCAGCGCGGCAAGGGCAGCGGCGTCGGCCGGGAGAACTGGATCGCCGCCGAGATGGTGAAGCTGGCGTGGCGCGACGCGCACCCGCGTATCGTCCGCTCGTGGTACGACATCGAGGACGCAGCGGTGCAGTCAGTGCGGAGCCCGGGCGAGACGGTGGCGTGCGGCCGGCTGAAGTTCAAGACGGTCGGCATGGTCGACGGCCGCCCGTTCCTGGCGATGGGCCTGCCGGGCGGTGGCGTCCTCTGGTATCCGTACGTCGAGATCGACCAGACGGTGACGCCCTGGGGCGCCACCAAGGACATGGTCACCTTCCGCGGCGTCGATACCTACACCCGCAAATGGGGACCGACCACCACCTACGGCGGCAAGCTGTTCGAGAACGCGGTGCAGGCGGTCGCGCGCGACGTGTTGGCCGCGGCGATGGTGCGGCTGGAGAAGGCGAACTACCCGATCGTGCTGACCGTCCACGACGAGTGCGTCAGCGAGGTCGACGACGGGTTCGGCTCGGTCGACGAGTATTGCGCGATCATGCGCGAGGTGCCGGACTGGCTCGACGGCTGTCCGATCGCGGCCGAGGGATGGCAAGGAGAAAGGTACAAAAAATGAGAATTCTGGTGTGCGGTGGGCGCGATTTTTCCGACGCAGAGATGCTGGACCGAGAGTTGGAACGCTGGCACAAGAGCGATTTTGGCCCCATTCGCCAGATCATCCATGGCGCGGCCCGAGGAGCGGATACGCTGGCTGGCCAGTGGGCGGAACGCCGAGGCATTCCCGTAGTCTCGTACCCTGCGAATTGGGCGAAGCATGGACGCGCAGCGGGACCAAAGCGCAATGCCGAGATGCTGGAGAAGAGCAACCCGGATCTGGTTGTAGCGTTTCCGGGCGGTCGGGGGACCGCGGATATGGTGCGGAAAGCGCAGGACGCTAACATGTCGTACGTGCGGGTTGAATAGGCTGGCTTTCGTGTCGCTTATTCGGTAGAATGTCGCTCGACATTTTCTCAGGGAGCCTGACATGGGCGAGACCAGCTACCGACTCGGCACCACAACCAAGGTCAGCCTGTCGGACACCAGCGCCAAGACCAGCGGGCTGAACGCCGCGGCCGGCAACGGCTTTCGCACCTTCCGCCTGTGGTCCGACGTCGACTGCTTCGTCAAGATCGGCTCCTCGCCGACGGCCACCGTCACTGACGTGCCGCTGACCGCCAAGGTCGCCGAGTACGTCGATCTGCGCGCCGACGAGGACGTCGCCGGCATCGTGGCGAGCTCGACCGGCAATCTCTACGTCACCGTCTGCACCAAGGGCTGACCGATGCCGACGCTCGCGTCGCCGGGGCGGTTGATGGGGGCGCACGGGCGCGGGCCCGCAGATTCCGGGGGCGATCCGCTGTTCGCCAACGTTCAACTCCTGCTCGAATTCGAGGGCGAGGACGCTGCAACCGCGACGACGGATGTGAGCACGAACGGGCACACCGTCACGTTCAACGGCGATGCGCAGATCGACACGGCGCAGGCCGATGTCGGCGATTCGTCGCTGCTGCTGGATGGGACGGGGGATTTCGTTACCGTCGCGCACGATGCCGGCTTCGTTCCCGGCACCGGCCCGTTCTGTTTCGAGTGTTCGTTCCGGCCGGCGGCATTGCAAGACATCGAGCTGTTCGGCTTCTATGACGGGGCAGGCTCGAACCAGCTTTTCACATGCGCAATTAATATCGCCGGGGGCGGCGCCGGCCTCATAACGGTTTGGACCACAGACTCCTTCACCGAGACGTTCGCGTCGGACCTGACCTTTGCGATCGACACCTGGTACAAGCTTCGTGTCGAGCGTGCCGGAGACGACACGCTGCGCATTCTGCTCGATGGCGTGGTCGTTGGCAGTGCTGAGAATACGCAAGACCTGTCCGGCGGCAGTCCGGCGTTCCGTCTCGGCGGCGGCTTCATGTCGAGTGCGTTCAACGGCCATATCGATCATCTCCGCTACACCACGGCGGAACGTGACGGCGGCGCCTACACCCCCTCAACCGATCCGTTCCCGACCTCGTGACTTCTCCCCTCGCCAGCATGCTCCTGGCGCTGATGAGCGCCCCGTCGGCGGCGCCGCTGCGGCCAGAGCAGCACAGCATGCGCAACCTGTTCTACGAGGGCGCCGAGATGCCGCTGTCGCCGCGCATGGCCGAGAAGCTGGTCGGCGGGCAGGCTCGAGCAGAGGGCCCCGAGTTCCAGCGTAGGCAGCGGCCGGTGCGCAACCGGTGGCGCGGGTTCGAGTTCGGCGCCTAGTTGCGAACGATTCCTAACGCTCAAGATAACGCCCAAAAGTGCTGTATTTGAGCGTGCAAGCTACATCGTTCTACACCGGTTTTCCCTTTAGATTCAAAGACTTTAGCTGGTACCCCGTAGGGGAATCGAACCCCTGTTTCCGCCGTGAGAGGACCGTATTGTCGCTTGTAGGGAAAATATTGTTTAGCTATTTCAGCCGGTTAGAGTTTATGTCGCGCTACAAAGTACGACAAACTACGGCCCCGGATGGGGCGTTACGCCCAAGGATTTGACCGCTTCTCGACGGCCCGACCATGTCTCTATCGAGTCGACCAGCATGCCGAAGGCCATGGCGATGAATGCGCACGCCGAAGTCGTAGCAAAGAGACCGGCAACGGGGTGCCCGCTCTCCCATACGATCCAGACTACGTCCCACCCCACATACAGGTACACGGGGAACCCTAGAAACTTGAACGCCGCCCAGCAGCCTGACCGCAGGTTTCGCACGTCCATCGCTCTTCTCCTTCTACCACCGGCCCTTGGCCGTTCCGACCGTCCACACCGCGCAGGCCGCGACGAGCAGCGCCACCCATAGCCAGCCGGTGTCGGCCCACTCGATCACCTAAAATCCACAGCGTTCTTTGTCCGCTCGTCCACGCGGAACCGCAGACCGCACACCCGGCCTTCCCTGATTCGACTCCCGAGGGACGGCACGCGCTGGTAGTCGTTCCCCTCCTCGGCGATGGCCGCGCTCAGGGCGTCTGCGTCGCGGAGGCTCTCTACTTCGATGACGATTCGTAGCTTAGTAGGGTCAATCCTGTGCCTTTTGAGCCAGAAAGCTAGGTGCTTCATCGCGTCTATCACGGCATTCACTCCGCTGCCTGTCCAAGAACCTCATGCAGGAACTCCGGGCTGTGGTGCCCGTAGACCCGCTCCACCGTCGCCACCGTGTCGCCCAGCAGCTTCGCCACGCTATAGATGCTCTTGTTGTCCTGCAGCAGGTGGGTGGCGCGGCTGTGCCGCAGGATGTGTGGATTGCGCTTGTGGCCGAGACCGATCGATTCGCAGTGCTGGCGGAACGGCCGGTACATGTCGGTGTGCGTGTTGAACAGCAGATCGCTCTCGGACGCCTCCAGCAGCGCCTCGATGTCTGGCCGGATCTCGTCGAACAGCGGCACCACCGGCCGGCGCTTGCACGTGCGGCGCATGCCTGGCGGGTGCAGGTTGATCTGCCGGGTCTCCAGATTGATCTGGCCGCGGCGCAGCTTCTCGATCGAGCGCCGGCGCGCGGCGGTGTAGTAGCCAATCCGGATGAAGCGGCGCAGCCGGTCGTCCTCGGCCGTCATCAACCGGGCGATCTCGTCACGGGTGTACCACTCGTCATCCCGAAGGGGCTCGCCCTCGTTGTCGTCCGGCCAGTCGATCGACGGTGCGTCCTTGCGCTCGAGCCGGCGCCATTTGATGGCATGGTTGGCCGCCGCGTTCAGCGTGACGAGCTCGCGCCGGATAGTGGGGTCGCTGCCGACCTTGCTCTGGCGCCGCCTGCCGCCACCGATGCGGCCGGCGCGCCTGGCCTCGGCGTACTGGTGGGTGAGCGGCACATCGACGTCGCGCATCTCGGTGCTGCCGAAGAACTCCTTGAGGTGGCCGACGATGTCCTCCTGGCGGCGCACGTCGGCGCAGTTGCGGCGCACGTGCTCCTTCAGGTAGTCGTCTAGCCCCTGGGAGACAGTGAGGTGGTCGCCCCGGTCGGCGAAGACTTCCTGCCCGCCCGAGAGGAAGGCGGCGAAGCGACCTTGTGCTTCAGCAGCGTCTTTCGTAGCCAGGCTGATGCGCTTGGTTCGACGGGCTTCCTGATCGTACCAGTGGACGTAGAAGGTGCCGCTGCCGTTCTCTTCGAGCCACGGGACTTGCTTCGACGGTCGGGCCATATGCTCTTGAACTCCTCGATCTGCTCTGGCGCGAAGCGGGCGTGGCCGCCGGGCGTGCGGTGCATTGGCGTCACGTGGCCGGCGCGCATGTATCTCTGCAAGGTGCGCGGACAGACGCCGATGGCCGCTGCGAACTCACTTAGGGTCAGCGTGCTCACCCTTGACCAGTTCCATCACCTTGATCGCCACCGGCCACGACACCGGCTGGTTGACGCGCAGCCACACCGTGCCGTTGCCCATGTCCTCGATGGCGACCGACTTCTGCGCTTCGGCCACGGGCGAGCCGCCGCCAGGGATCAGCTCGCTGGGCTCCATGTTCAGCGCCTTGCACATCGCGTGCAGCGACTCGTTGTAGGGCAGCGTCTTCCCGCGAACGTACTTCGACACTTGGTCGCGGGTGAATTCCTTCGGCTTGCCGGTCTTCTTGTCTATCGGCATGTGCAGAGTGGCCTGCCGGGCGAATTCGCTCTGGTTCCAGCCCCGTTCCGTCAGCGCGTCCCACAGGTGTTTGGCGAATATCCTCTTCCTCTCGTCCGACATTGTCGTATCTCCGTCCTTCCCTCGTAGCCGCAAACTACGACATAGTAGACAATGTGTCAAACATCAATAGGCGGACGTGAAAATGATTAATGCACGCACAGCAAGCAGTTACGCCCGCCACGCCCCGTCAGGTTGCATCAGAATCAGTTGTCGCTTGCCGTTCCGTAATTGAACATCGCAAGCGACAGCCCACGAGCTCATGCCCTTGTTGTAGCCCATCTCGAGCGAGCATACGCCGACCTGGTGCGCGCCGTCGAGGATGCCGGGTGCATGCCCGTGGCCGGACGTGCTCTTCGGCCCAATCCGGGCGAACTGTCTCAATCCGCCGCGGCTTCCGTTGGCGCCGAGGTGTCCGTGCATGCCATATTCCACGGCGCCGACGGCGAAGCTGTCGTCTTCCCTGAGAAAGCGCACGCCCTCCAGGTCGGCCATCTGGCGGCAGGCGTGCTCGAATATCGAAAAGCGGGTGTCGCCGCGCGCGATCGCCTCGAACACGGCGAGCTGGGAGCGCAGGAAGAACAGCGCATTCGCCGGGTCCATGCCGTAGGCCGAGGTGTTCTTCAGCCACTTGAGGAAGGCGAGATCGTGGTTCGATTCGACCACCACCGATTCGCACCAGTCGCGCTTCGTGTCGCGCAGGAAGGTCGCAGCACCCCGGATGTCGGCTTCGACCGAGTCCTCGTTGCGGCACCACCGCTCGAACAGGAAGTGGATGTCGCCGAGATTGTGATGGTTGCGCGACCGGAAGTCGAGCACGTCATGGAAAAGCTGGTACTCCGGCCGCAGTGTGTCGAGCATGTTGGCCTCGCGGAAGAACAGCTGCTGGGCGACCGACGGCTCGAGCTTCTCGTGGTGGATGTCCGGCCAGGCGATCGCGCGCACCCGATGGCCGGTCGTTATCTCGCCGCCGGCAACGCCGGTGTCGAGGTCTTGGAAACTGCCGTCCTCGTCGGCCAGCAGGTGGCGCATCCATGTGCGTCCGCGGCTGTCCACCTCGATCAGCAGCGCGCCGAGAATGTGGTGGAACTGCGCCTTCATGCCGGCTTTCTTCTGGATGTAGTTCGGCAAGGTCACCGCGCCGGTCGTCAGGTTGAACTTGGCGCCGGTCGACTTGGGCTGCGCCACGGTGGTCAGCGCCACCTTGGCGTGCGGGAACACGCCGTGCAGCGAGCCGCTGTAGCCCTCGAGGCCGCTCAGGGGGTGGACGGCAGTCGGCAGGGTGTTCATTTCGGCACAGATCGCCACGGCGCCTGCCACGTGCGTCTGCTCGAACGACAGGTGCGGCTGGATCTCCTCGGCGAACAGGCCGCTCTTCGGCGCGTGGTCGCTGTACAGCGCCTTGTTGTAGGTGAAGCCACCGACGATCAGCCGGGCGTCGAGATGGGCGGCATAGGCCGTCAGGTTGGCGAGGAAGGGCCCGTGGACGGTGGTGGCGTCCTGCGCCGCGGTGACGATGAACCGCTTGATGCCGGTGCGCGGTCTGGCGACCTTGCGCGGCTCCGGCACGTCGTGGTGGCTGATCTCCATGCCGCCGGGCTCCAGGCCGGTCATGCGTGCGTTGCGCAGCCGCGCCTGGAAGGTCGAGCGGTTCATGCCGAGGTGGACGGCGGCGCGCGCCTCGTTGCAGCCGCACTCGTGCCAGGCGTCGATGGCCTCCTGCAACTGCTCGGTGCCGAGGCGGTGGCCGGCCATCAGTGTTTCGGCAGGTGAAACTGGGTGCGGCCGACGACGGCGCACTTGGGGATGGTCATCACGCCGGCCACCTGATCGCCGGCGATGTGCGCGGCGATCGTCACGAAATGCTCGTCCTCGTGCAGAACGTAGCCGAACGAGGTGCAGGCCGCGCCGGTCGTGTCGATGTCGTCACGCATCACCCAGCCGCTGCCGTGGTGGCAACTGTCTATCCAGTGGATGATCTCAGGGGTCAACTCACCGTCGCCTCGTCACCATGTCGGTGATCTTCTCGACACTCCGGCCGCCGACATAGCCGCCGACACAGATCGTGGTCAGCGTGAAGAACCATTCCAGGCCCACGTCGCCGAACCGCACCTGAGGCAGCAACCCCCACGTCAGCAGGAACGGATAGGCGAAGATGACGAACCAGATCGAGCCGAACGAGGACAGGGCCACGATCGGCCGCCAGTTGCGGGCGAGCCATGAATCGCTTTTCGTCTCGGCAATAATGACATCGGCCTGCGATTTCGACACTTCCGAGATGGTGCCCATGACCGCCTTCTCGACTTCGGCCCGTGCTTCGGCCTCAGAGAGCTTGCGGTCCTGGATCTTGTTGAACACTCCCATCACGGCATTGACGATGGGGCCGCCGAGCAGGGACAGGAGGAAGCCCATGGGATTAAGCCTTCCTGTCTTTGGCGAGATGGGCGGCAACGTTGAACACCAGGAACAGCCACGGGGCATATTCGGCACCCGCGACGGTTCGCCAGTCGTAGACCGCGAGGAACTGGAGTAGCCCGGCACTGCCAGCAACGGCGCTCGACAAGCCGAGCGTCAGCTTCGTGAGATAGCCTTTCGGCACCGCGTACCACGCGATGCCGAACAGGCCCGCCATCACTAGGACGGCGAAGAAGGCATAGGCGAGGTCCATCAGAAACCGCCGTGATACCAAGCGATGAGAAAGACGACGGCGATTACGCCAATGATCGCCTTCGGCTTCCAGCCACGCATGAAGATGCCCTGCCAGAAGGTGTGACCGGCCTTGACGCCCTGGTCGGCGACGTGGGCGGCTTCCTTCTTAACGGTTTCGCCAGCTTCGTTGAGTTCAGTCATGTGAATAGTTCCTTAGCGCCTGAATAGGTTGAGCAAAGCCTTGACCAGCGCCATGAGCCAAGAATCTGCGGGTTCGGTGGCCGGTTGTTTGGCCGGTTCGGGAACGCCCGGATCGTCGGGCTGGCGGACGGGGGACGCGCCTTCGTTCCACAGGTCGGCTTCGGCCTTGCGGCGACGGGTCAGGCCGGCAAGCACCTTGCCCCCGGCCTTGTTCCACTTCGCCAGTTCGACCGGCACGGCGTCGTACATGCCGAGATTCAGCTTGCGGGTGAGGGTCGCCTTGCCGATCGCCCCGGTGTTGTAGTGGAAGCTCACCAGCGCATCGAACTGGTGCTGCTTGAGCGGCACCTTGACGGCGTTCAGGACGCCCGCTTCGTACTTGGCGAGGTCGCGCACCAGGATCGCCTCGGCTTCGGCCTGCGAGATGGTCAGACCCGCCGTGACGGCCGGCGCACCAGCCGCGCTAGTGTGACCGTATCCGATCGTGAGCACACCGACAGAATCGCGGTACGCCTTCAGTCGACAGCCCTCGAATTCCTTCAAGAGCGCAACGCCCCGCGCGCTGGTTTTCATCGCCGGAATCCTGTGGGTTTGCTACGGGCTGGAGACTACTTCTTGCCGCCCTTTTCCTTCGTCACGCGGTCGGCGCGGCACTTCGCGTCGTCCGCCGCGTCGTCGTAGACAGAGGCGAAGCAGGCTTCGGCCAGGAACTCGCGGAGGATCATTGCGGGGATGGCCAGGCCAATGAACGTCGCGGCCTGGTGGCCCGCGGCGGGAACGCCGATCATGGCGCCGTTGTCGTCGTAGAGCGCACCACCGGAGTTGCCGCCGAACATGCCGCCGGAGTACTGGAGCATCGGCAGCTTTTCGCCGAGCGCCCACGGGAACTCGAAGGTGCGGTTGACCGACGAGATGATGCCTTCGGTCACCGTCGCGTCAAGACCGGCCGGGTTGCCTACCGCATATGCGTGCTCGCCGCGCTGCGTCACGGTGGCGGAGCCTTGGACGCGGCTGGCCACGGTCTGCGGGATGGTGTCGGCCTTGATCCTGAGCAAAGCCAGATCCCGGGTCTGCTTCTTGGCTACGATCTCGGTGACGTAGGAGGTCTGGCCGACAACGGTGAAACCCTGATAGGCGCGCTGGGTGATCGGCACGTCTTCGAGCTTCTCGCGCTTGATCTTGATGATCCTGCCGTCGGAAGCGGTCTCTTCGCGCTCCGTGGTATTCACGAAGCCGTCGATGCAGTGGTAGTTGGTGAGGATCAGCTTGGCCTTCAGGTCGACGAGGGTGCCGCTGCACCCGCTGGCGACGATGAAATTGGTCTGGTCAATTTGGCGGTTCATCGCCTCCCGTTCCCACGCCTGCGCTTCCGGTCGCCCCATGACGACGATCACGAACAGGAAAACGCACGCCCACACCATCGCATCGCGCAGCTTGGTCATCGGTCCATCCTTCCGAAGTGGAGTTTGTAGCTTGATGTCGCGATAATACGCCTACAAAGTACGACAGTCAATCCGAAGAGAAACTGTCGTCGTCGGTCGATTCGCGCGAGCCGGCCCCCAGCGCAAGCAACTGGTTGAGCCGCGAGTTCCAGCCGGGCCCCTGAATCTCCGACACCGGCTTGTCGAGCAGATGGCGGGCGAGGTCCGGATCGAACCACATGCGGTCGACCAGCCGCTTCATCTTGCTTTCCAGCGTCATCTGCTTGAGCCCCGGAACGAGGTTCAAGCCGACGCGGATGCGCTTCATGATCATGCCGGTCTTGATGGCGTTGCCGGTGTAGGCCAGGACCGCGGCCTCGAAGGCGTTGGCGAGCTGCTGGTTCTCGGCGGTGGCCGATCCGGCGACCGACTGGCGGCCGAGGTTGCCGAGCGGCTCGAGCATCTTGTGCGCGCGGCGCAGCGCGTTCATGTCCTCGGGGCTGAACACCTTCGCCAGCCCCTTCTCGTGCTGCTTGAACACCTTCTGCAGCGCGGCGATCGACACCGGCCCTTCGGCCGCACCGGTGAGCGCGGTGTTGGTCGTCGTCACCTGGTCGGCCAGCACCTCGGCCACGGCCGCGCGCCAGCCGCGCATCGCCTCCGGGTTGGTGCCGATGGCCTCGTTCACCTGGTCGAGCAGTTGTTCGGTGCCGTACTCGCGACCGCCGAAGATGCGCTTGGCGACGTTGCGCGGATCCTTCTCCATCAGCGAGGCGACCGTGTCGCTGTCACGCAGCGCGTTGATCGGCTTGCTGCCTTCGCGGTACTTGTTCAGGTACTGACCGAACTCTGGCGCGGCTTCGTTGATCTGAGCGTCGAGCGCGTTGCGCACTTCGATCAGTTCCTTCTTGGCGTAGCGGCCGGTGGCTGTGTCGGTGCGCCCGTCGATGATGTCGCTGATCGCCTTGCGCGTCTCGTAGAGACCGCTGACCGAGGTGTCGAGCGCCTCGGGATTGTCCGGATCGACCCGCGCCGGCTTCAGCATCTCGCGCGCCTTGGTCAGCGCGTCGCGCACCGCTGGCCGCTTGGCCTCGCCGAGCATGGTGTCGATCGCGTCGGCCACCGGCTGCGCGTCGACCATGGCACCGGACTCCTCGGCTCGCTTGAGCAGCGGCAGCGCGTCGGCGTCGCGCGCATCGGCCAGATCCTTTGGACGCTGCTGCGCGAACTCAGTGGCGGCCCCCTGGTCGGCATCCGGATCGCGCAGGCCAGTGACGCGATCCTGAGCGGCGTCCTTGAGTCGCTGGTCACTCTCCTGGAACGGCACCGGATCGCGGCCGCGCGCGCCGCGCTCCATCGCCACCATGCCGATGTCGTCGCTGGCGATGCCGGAGGTCGGCGCAGGCTCGCCGGCGTTGCGCGCCGCCTCCACCCGCTGGCCGATGCGCGCGCTGGCCTTGGCCGGGTCGGTGGCCGCGCCCTGCACCATGCGCGCGGTGTGTTCGGCCACGCGGCGGCTGGTCGAGCCGAGCGTGTCCGGATCGAGCGCGATGCTCGGGTCGGCCACGATGCCCATCCCCGTGTTCCACGCCTGCTTCGGCGAACGAACAACATTAGCAGCGATCGAGCCGCCTAGGCCGCCGACCAGCACGCCAAGCATGTCCGCGATGGGGTTGTCGGGGAAGTTCTCCTGCGACTGGTCTATGCCGAGACCCGAGCCGACACCAGCGGCGGCATCCCCAACCAGCGTCTTGCCGGGACTCTGCGCGTAAGGCCGCATGAGCCCGTCCAGGGGCCCCGGCTTAGGCGCCGCGGCACCGGGCGCGAACTTGGCTCCTGCCGCCGCGGACAGGCCGGCACCCGAAGTCAGCGCCGCCGTACCGAACCGGTTGATGTCCCCGAGCTGCCGCTCGCCACGGCTGCGCTCTTCTTCCTCGAACGGCTTGAACCCCGCAAACTCAGAGAGCGTGGACATCATGTTCGAGATGTTGTCGGCCCCCATGAACGGCTCTTCAATGCGGGGCAAGTTGGTGCTCACGTCCGGAACACCGGGGATCATTCCGGGGATCTTGGACAGCAGGTCGACCGTAGAGAATCCGAGATTGGCCGCTCCCGACATCAGGTCGACCGGCATGCCGGCCACATCCGCCAGCCCCTTGCCGACGTCCTGCGTGCCCATGGCAAGCGGACGGGCGGGACCGCTGCGGAACGCCTCTCCGGCGTTCTGCTCCTTTACGATAAACTTGCGCCCGGCGCGGACCGCCTCCGAAGGGTCGTCGGTTTCGATCTCAAGGATGCGGCCGTCCTCCAGTTCAACCTCGATCACTGGATGACCTCCCCCTCGCTATTGAGGCGGATTCGCGGCACTGCTGGCTGCGCAGGCGCACTCTGCGCCGGAGCGGCTGTTCCGCCTTGCGGAACAGCCGAGGCGTTGGCCGGCGGGGCACCGCCACCAAGATAGCGATCGACCACGATCTGGCGGCTGGCGATGATCTTGCGCGCCGCGTCGATCTTGGCCTTGAGCGCCGGCGCGCTCGACAGGATGGCTTTCGGGTCACCGAGAATCTCGCGCATGAACACGACGTCCTTGTCGCTGACCGAGCGGTTTTCCTGGCCGGCGAGCGCACTGGCGCCGGAATAGATGATCAGGCCCCACACGGTGTCGACCTCAGGCAAGCCGGTGTCGTAGCCGCCGAACACGATGTTCGGATCGACGCCGCTGGCCGAGAGGGTCGACGCGACCTTCTGCGCCGCCTCGCTGATCGTGCCGGCACCGAGCAGCTGTGCGGCATTTTGTCCCAACTGGCCGATCTCCTGGCCGATCGAGCGCACCGCGCCGGTCAGTCCGAATCGGGTCGGGTCGCTGAGAAGCTCGTCGGCGTGGCTGGCCAGCGCCTCGAACTGGTCGTAGGCGATGCGCTTCGACTGCAGGTCGGTGCGCACGGCGTTGGTCAGCCCGACGGCACCGGCGTCGCCTTCGACGTTGCCGATGTAGCCACCGGGCGGCAGCGGCTGGCCAGTCTGCGAATCGGTCTGGCCGTCGTAGGTAATGAAGTTCCCGCTGCCGTCGCGCATGATGTAGTTGCGCGGCGTGCGGCTCGATGCGTCGGCGCCGAGATAGTTCTGTTCGGGCGCCGGCAGTTCGCCCATCTGGCCGAAGTGCGTGCCGGCCAGCGTGCCCTTGCGCTCGGTGTCGCTCAGGATCGGCGACAGCCCGGTGAGATTGCCCTGCTGGCCGAACACCGGATTGCCCTGCGCGTCGAGTGCCGGCAGCGGCTTCTCGTTGAACTGGCGCTGCGTCTCACCCAGCGTCGCCTCGAACGCCGGCTTGGTGCTGCTGTAGGCACCGCCCGCGCCGGTCGTCGCGTTGACAGCGGCATCGCTGCCCGCGCCCTGCTGCTGGTGAACGCGCCAGCGGTCGTAGTCGGCGAGCTTCGACGGGTCGATACCGGCGCCGAACATGGCGGCGCCGGCGGCGTTGGCCGGAATGTTCTCGCCCGGCTTGCCGAACAGGCCGAGGATCTTCATCATCTCCTCGGTCTCGGTGTTCTGCCGCTGCATCTCGTAAATCTTCTGCCGCTTGAGCTCGTCGCCCAGCGGGTCGGCCTGCTGGCGTCCGCGGCCAAGCGACTGCAGCATCTCGCCCATTGGGCCGAGACCGGAGCCGCGGTAGCTGTTGATGATCTTGGGCATCAGCCGAAGAAACCCCCCAGCCCGGAGAGCAGACCGCCGAGACCACTGCGCGGCTTGTTCGCCTGCACCTCGGCGAAGTCCTGCTCGTATGGCAGTATCGCCATGTTGCCGCGGCTGAAGTCGTTCTGGATGCCGATGTCGCGGCCGGCGCCGGTGGTGTCGACGCCCTGGTCGAACCAGTAGTTGGAGTAGCCACCGAGTGCGCCGAGCGCCTTGGCCTGGGTGGTCGACTGCTGGAACGTGTCGAGCATCTTCTTGGCAAGCGCGCTGCGCACGATCGGCGGCGCGGAGCCGCTGATCGGCGCGCCCGCCTCATAATCCGGCGTCTCGATGTTGGCGGCGATCGCCTCGCCAGTGCCCGTCTTGGCCGCGTTGAGATCGCCTTCCGGGTCGGCCGCCTGGCCGTCGGTGCGCTTGTCGAACCGCTCGCGGGCGACGCGCGCGTATTCGTCGTTGCGCTTCAGCGCCGACTGAAGCCGCTCGTTGCGCGCCTTGGCGATGCGCGCGGCATTCTTCTGATCCTCGCTGGCCGTGACCATGCCGCCGATGCCCTGGAGCAGGCCGCCGAGAAGCATGCCGAAGGGGCCGCCGCCGGCGCCTGCCGCTGCTCCACCTGGAAGGCACATGGCGCGGCTCCTACTTCACGACCGAGCTTGAGCCCGATCCGCTGGCCGTATAGAGCGACGGCGTCTTGCTGGCGTAAGGATTGCCGAGTTGCGACTGCTGCTGGCCGCTGTTGGCGAAGCCACTCAGGATGCCGGCGAACAGCGAGCCGAGAGGCGAGAAGCTGGGCGGCGCGGCCAGCGCGGTCGCCTGTCCAGTGGCGCGGGCGCCGATGCCTTCCGGGTCGGCGCTCGACTGGTTGAGCGCGTAGAGGTCGGTCTTGGAGTTCTCGACGTTCGAGCGCAGGCTGCGCGACGCCGCATCAGCATCGTTGGCCACCTGGGTGCGCCCCTGGTCGTAGCTCTTCTGCAACTCGCCGAGCTTGGCGATGCCGGGGCTGGATTCGAGAATGCCTCGGCCGGACAGCGCCGCGGTCAACTGGTCGAGCGCGGTCTTGTACTGATCGTCGACCTGCGGGTTGTAGTAGCCGGTGTAGCTGTCCTTGTAGCCGCCGTAATAGTCGTCGTTGAAGCCGGAGTAGGCTTCGTCGATCTTGCCCTTGCCGGCCGTGATGTCGGCTTGGCGCTTCTGCTCGCGCGCCCTGGTCTCGGCTTCGGCCTTGGCGGCTTCATCCCCTGCTTTGGACTTTGGCATGCACATCGCGGTCAACCCTGATCCTGAGATCCGGATTGAGCG